TGGTGGTAACATTAATTTTGGTGGTAATGTTTGAGGCGCTGGAGGTCTTAATTTTGGTGCTGGCGGTATTGCCGGTGGAGTTGGATATAGTGGTAAAGGAGGCTATGGTGGAACACTAGGAAGCACATTTGATCATTATGATGTAAATGTTAGATCTTTAACAACTCAATATCTTGAAGTTACTAAATGAATGCATGCAGTTGAAGCTCGGATTGATACTTTATCAGCAGGTTCTATTACATCTGATGAAATTTTATTAAAAGGAGTCACAATTCCAAAACAAATTAATCATCCTGGTGATTATACGAATCTTTCTGCTGTATTAAGTTTAATACTTATGAAATTATATTATGAATAAAAATACAATGCAATATTTACAAGACATTTTAGATGCTTTAATGTCTATTAGTACAAAAGGCAACGACACTATTATAATGTCGAATTGCTTACAAGCATTACAACAAGTTATACAAAGTGAGATTGCGGCCCAGGCTAAGCCGATCGGCGAAGCCCAGGACGCAGATACTCAACAATAATAATTAATTAAGAGTAAAGGAGAAAAGTTATGGCAAAGTTATATCCTCCATATATAGAAGGTACATTGCCCGCTTTTACCCTAGATAGTTCGGGGAATGGTACTATTACCATTCCCTTTGAACTAAATAGGGCTGTTTCAATGGTCGATGTTAAAAGCGCTCAAATAAAAGTTAAAACTGTACAAAATGATGTTTTGATTACAAGCTTTGGAGTGCAAATTAAGCCTGAAAACAGAACAATTAGTGTATCAGTTAAAGATGGTGCAATAGATAAATGAACTATAAAAAATGGCGATTATTATAAACTTCAAATTGCATTTGTTGATACCTCTGGTGAAATTGGATATTATTCCACTGTTGGAGTAATTAAATGTACATCAAAGCCAACGATAGGAATTGAAGGCTTTGAAGAAAGTGCTATCAATAATAATCGACATGAATTTATCGGATATTATGAAAACAGCGGGGATGTTACTGAAAAAGTATACTCCAGTAAATTTACAATAAAAGACTCAGAGGGAAACATAATTGCCACTACTGGAGATACATTACATAATGTTGAAAATAATCCAAACTCATATTCTTCTACTGATACAATGATATTCAATAGAGACCTTGAGATTGGTCAAATTTATACAATTACCTATGAAGTTATAACTAATAACGGATTAGTTGAATCTATTACTTACTATTTAGAGCAACCTAGATTAATAACCTCAGATTTAAGTGGTAAAGTCGATATTGCCGCAGAATTAAATAAAGAAGATGGTTACATTAAACTTAGTTTAGTTAGTAGTAATACAGAATTTAAAGCTAATGGTGCTTTCTTAATATCTAGGCAAGATAATCTAAATAAAGGATATTGGGAACCTATTTATCAATTTACATTAAATAATCAAAATCCTAATGAGTTATCTTCTTTTAAAGATTATACAATAGAACAAGGAAAGACATATACATATACTCTTCAACAATATAATGAGTATGGAATATATTCTGATAGGATGCCAGAAGAATCTGCGCGAAAGCCTATTTTTGCGGATTTTGACGATATGTTTTTATATGATGGTGAACGCCAGTTAAAAATACAATTTAATCCACAAGTAAGCAATTTTAAAACTCAGCTTGCTGAAACAAGAACTGAAACTATTGGTAGTAAATATCCATTCTTCTTTAGAAATGCGCGAGTTGGATATAAAACATTCCCTATTTCTGGATTAATTTCAATGTTTATTGATGACAACCAAGAGTTTATTACATATGATGAAATTTTAAGAGAAGATTTACGCTTTGATCGTCATTCAACAAAGAGTAATCGGAAAGAACATCCAGAAGATGTTTATGACCAACATTGAGAAATAGATCATAACTTTGTTTCTGAAAGATTATTTAAATTGGCAGTTCTTGATTGATTTAATGATGGTAAAGTTAAGTTATTCAAGTCTCCAGGAGAGGGCAATTATCTGGTGCGCTTAATGGATGCATCACTAACGCCGCAGGCACCTCTTGGCCGCATGATACATACTGTTAATGCAACAGCTTATGAGTGCGCCGATCTTAATTATGAATCTCTAATTAAGTATGGAATTGTAAAGGAGCTTAAAGGCGCTGCTGATGTTGAAAAAACATATGATACAAAGGTCGGCGCGCAACCATTAAGCACTTTAATAACAGGAGATACAAGTGAAGATAAATTCCCTGAAAAAACAGCATCTAATGAAAATAATGGGTTTGTTTCTGGCGCAAGTGAAGACGTAGGGCAGGAAGTCGTTTCTGCAAAAGCGAAGTTTATTAAAGACGAATCTTCTGATTACTATTATCTAGGCTTACTCCCAAGCGCTGTTTATTATATTGATGAACTTAAACTAGAAGATTTCTTACCGGGGACAATGTTTAAACTAATGTTTTCTAACGATACAAGTTTTAATAACGTTAGTTCAGAGATAATTCAAATTGGTCCTACTGGAACATATTATGCATCTAATGTTCAGCCAATTTATCAAGTTTATTTACTTCAAGAAACCGCTGAACCAACTTCTTTATCTGGAGTTATTCAATATACTTATAAAACTTTGGTTCATAATGAGTTTGACCTTATTACTGATACAATTTCTAAGATTAGTTCATCTAAGCAATTTGTTGGCATAGTTGATGATGTGGCTGAAGCATTAAGAACTGCGAAAAATGAACCTCTTGATATTACAATGGCGAACTTCAAAAAACGCCCTATTGAATATTTATTTTTTAAGTATGAAGATTTTCCTTATGAAGAAGAAAATTTTACCGGTTTTGAAGAAAGTCTTTATGTAGAAAAAGATTATGAAAACAATGGGGAAAAAATTACAAAATTTAATGATAATGGTTATAGAAATTTATCTGAAGCTTATAAAGGTAAATTATATTGAGATAATAGTTTTAAAGAGCCTTTTACTCATAAATCACATATGGAATATTCACCATTTAGTTTATACGTATTAAAGAGTTCTTTAGTAGAAACAGATGAAATAGATAGAAAAACCAATAAAAAAATAAAAGTAGATATTACAGACCATATTAATAATGCTGCTGACATTGAAGATTCGACCGATTTACATATTGATAACCATATGTTTGAAAAATATTATATTGATCGTTATACATATGCGCAAAGTGCAGAAGAAGCACTGGCCGCAGGCAATGTTTATGTAGTAGACTCATGAGAAGGAAAAGTTTATGAGCCAGGAACCTTTACCTATAACCCAACTGTTGGATATTATGAATATCAGAAAAATGATGATGGAGAAATAATTGGTAAAGAGTCTAAATTTGCCATTGATTTAAGAGAAATCCAAAGATATGATTTCGATACTATCGATCCAACAAACAATACATTTGCTATTGGTAATGGGGTTTATGGAGAAGTTATTTATAATGAAATAGAAACTACTTATTCAGTAGAATCAGATCCAACTTCAGATGTACATCCATTAAAATCTGATTATGAAAATTATAAAGCTGACCATCCAAATACAACTTTAACTTTTGAAGAACAATATCAATTAGAGCAGCGTTATAATGAATTTAATAAAGAATTATTAAATTTTTTAGAAGAATGAAATGCTCATAATAAGGAGTAAAAGGAGGTAATTTATGAAAGACCCGATGTTAAACGAAGAGTTTTTGCATCAATTGGACCAATATCCGCATAAGTTTCTTTGAGCAAAAATTATCTCCTTAAATAAAGATGAATATCCAGTAGAAGAAATAACTGGTAAAATCACTTCTGGTAATGTCACTGTAGATGGTACAAGTGCGTTGCGGCGCACTTGCTCACTATCTATGGTGACAGATACCGCCGATGTAACAGGCTATTATTGAACTTTAAAAACTAAATTTAGATTGGAAGTTGGAGTAGAGAATTTAATTAATCCAGAATTCCCTGATATAATTTGGTTTAATCAAGGTGTTTTTGTAGTAACTTCATTTAGTTGTAATCTTGCAGTTAATAACTTTACAATTAATTTGCAAGGAAAAGATAAAATGACTTTGCTTAATGGCGATTTAGGCGGAGTTATTCCAGCATCATGAGATTTTGCAACTGAAGACGTTACCGCAACTGATGATAATGGAAATTATATTGAAGATAGTTATGGAAGAAATTTAATACAAAATAATAGAATCCCTATCAAAGATATTGTACTGCAAGCAGTGCACGAATTCGCGCAAGAACCTTGACAAAATATTGTTATTAATGATTTAGATGATTATGGCATTGAGCTTTTGGAATATCAAGGCGACACTCCTTTATATTATCTTATTCAAACTCCAGAATCTGGTCCTAATTCAAAAGAGGTTTGAAATATGACCACGAACGGAGATATGGAGTGTTATATAGTTAATGATAATGGGGAAGTTTTAAAAGAGGAGTCGTTGACATTAGCGACAATAGAAAAAGACGGTAAATATAGTTATGAAAAACTTATTGAGGAATTAGATCCAAGTGTAACAGCTACTGATAATCTTAATGTTGCTAGAATTAAACTTAAAGAGAGTGATAAAATATATACTGTTGCGAAAATAACAAGAGATTCTGGCACTCGAGTTTGTGGATATAGAATTACTGATATTATATACCCTTATGATTTAATTGCTGCACCAGGTGATACTGTAACATCAGTTCTGGATAAATTAGTGCAGATGCTTGGGAATTTTGAATATTTCTATGATGTTGATGGTAGGTTTATATTCCAAAAGAAGAGAACTTATTTAGATGTGAGTTATAATAATATTATTAATGAACATAGTATAAGTCCTGAGGTTTGGGCTACAAGCAGCATGTATAGTTCAAAATACTCTTATACTTTCGATGATCATACTTTAGTATCAGCTGTTCAAAATTCACCGAATTTAAGCAATATTAAAAACGATTACTCTTTGTGGGGTAAACGTACAAATGGGAATGTTTCAATTCCTATTCATATGAGATATGCCATCGATAAAAAACCGATGTATTATAAAGTGATTGGTCACATAATTAAAAGAAATGAAGATGGTAAAGCGGTGGATGAAAATGGAGAAGAATTATCCGGTAATAATGCAGGAGAATTCGTGTATGAAGATGCTGGACAAGTATTTTATACTGAAGAAGGAGAGAAATATATCAATACATTAAAAAATGATCCAGATTACAAAGACATTATTAAAAAAGATATCCTACCTGAAAGCGCAAAAAAGGTTGATTGAAGAGAAATCATTTATCAGATGGCAAATGATTATCGTAGATGGTATAGAGATGCTTCTTCAACTTTTTTAAGAAAAGTTAGAGATAATAATAAATATACAGAGTATGATTCATTTTATGAACATGGTATTACTGGATATGAGCAGTATTATATAGATTTTGAAATGAATTTATCTCAAGGAGTTGTTGCCTACTGAAGAGAGTTATATAATTTAGATGCTGCAGGAAAAACAGGTAACTATACTTCTACTGGAGCTTTTACTGATTATTCAGATAAACCCGTTTGACAAGAATATGAAAAAGGTGAGAATGGAGAAGATATTTACGAAACTGATGAAGAGGGAAACCCTATTTATGAGGTAGATTTTAAAGGAGATTTTGTTTTTGATAAAGATAAGAATAAAATTCCTAAGAAAAAAAGAAAAGCTTATGACTCTCAAGAAATAGTAAAATATCGTGAAGATGACAGTAACCCTTGAATTATTTATAAGTCTTTGAAAAATGAAAATACTAAAAAACCTGGATTAAATAATAATTATTGAGCTAAAGTAAGTGGTGCTTTTACTTATGACGAAAATGGTTGAAATGTTAATATTTTAAATAATCCAGAGTTGCTTAATTTCTGGTTTGATTTTATAGATACAAATGGCGAGTTAAGTAAATATAGTGTTCCTAATATTGGATTAAGGTCAAAAGCAGCTAATGATGACAAGATAAAAGCTATCTATTTTAGAGAAGTGCCCAATGTTATATTTACAGTAAATTCAGAGAAAACTCAACCTGATAAATGGATAAAGCCTGGATATTGTTATGTAAATATACCAAGTGGGTTAAATGCTTTGTTTACGATAAGTTCTCGAGGTAAAAATGCAATGGATGTAATTGAAGAATACCTTTATTCTTATACATATCCAGCATCTTCTGTTACCTTAACAACAGTTCCAATTTATTATTTGACCCCAAATACATTAATTTATGTAAATGATAAAAAAACTGGTTCGGTTGGAGAATATATTGCGCAAAAATATTCGATTCAATTCGGACTTGGTGCGCAAATGTCAATTAGTGCAGTAGAAACTGCAAAGAGAATATATTAAGGAGGAATTGGAGGAATGGCAAAACAAATAAAGCAATATCGTTGAAGTTATTCTGACGTAAACGATTTTTCTAAGAATAATTTTGTCACAGGCAATGAATTTACAGATGCATATCCAATTGCGCAATTAGGTATCCAAACATTACCAGGAGTTGTGTTTTACTTAAATGGCAATACTCATGCGCTAAGGACAGGTGCTTCTGGAATTTTTGACTTGGAAACTAAAGAAGGGGCAAGAATAAGTAAGTTACAATTTAGTGAAGAATCTATAAAACGAATTAATAATGGTAGAAGTTATCTTATTATAGATATATTATCTGGAGAGGAGGGATAATCTATGGGATTTTATGGGAATATGAATAATGTAAATAAATTTTCTTTCCAATTCGATAAAGTTTATAATAATCGAGCTGAAATGGAAGCGGCTATATCAGTTGATGAGAATAATAAGCAAAAAGATGATGGCGTTTATGTTGGTAGATATGTGTTAATTGATTATGACCCTAGTGGTGTATCTGAAAATACTTACAATACTAATTTTGGTCGTGATAAAGGTGCTTATAAAGACGAGTATCCAGATTTATTAAATCCTGCTGGCAGTAGAGGTTGAGATTCTACTGTATGACAAAAAACATATAAAAATGGTGCTCCGGCTTATGTAATGGTTGCTGAGTTAAATTCAGTTACTCCATCATTTGATATTGTAGTAGATGCACCAACAGAAACACCAAATGAACCGCATTGGGACGATTCATCTTCAAATCTTTATTATAAACTTCATCTTCAACCTTCTTGGGGGATGCGCGTAAAAGACGCTGACCAAAATGAGCCTTCTGATAAGTATAGAACAGTTGAAATTGAATCTGAAGAAGGAGGAGAGCCAACTGTACAAAATATTCGGCAAGCGATTTATTGAAATCAAGCGGGATTTGATAAAAATGCTCCTAGTGTTAGCGAAGTAAGTAATTCTATTACAATCAGTCCTGCGGCAAGTGGAGCTCTTTATGGAGGAGTTGCTGAAAATGATACATATGAAATAAGTATCTTATTACCAGAAATTGGTAATATAATGTCTAATGTTTGAGATATTATTTATGGGCAAGACAGAAATCTTAATATTGATTGGAATGATTTAGCTGGTAATAGTGCATACAGAAAAACTGAAAATGATATTCGTGTTATTAAAGGTTTCGATAGCTCTAATGTTACATTAGGAAATGTTGCTGGTGTAATTAATTCAGTTCATGACTTAATGGGAATGATAATTGTAACTCCTGAAAAAGAAGAAAATGAATCTGATGCAGATTATGCTACAAGAATGCAAGGATTAATAAATGATGCAAGTAGTTTAGAAGATGATAAAATTTATTATATTAATGATAAATTTTATTTCAAACCTAAAAAGTGATCTGAGGAAGAACAAGTTACTCCAGAAGAACCTAGTTCTGGAGATGAAATTCCTTCTGGTGCCGATGGTGAAGGAAATCCTGCGGCGCAAGAAGCAATTAAATTATTTGAATTAGAGGGCTTAGGGAAAGATATTAATACTCTTCATGGATTAATTTTAAGAATTAATCAAATACTACTTACCGCAGACCCAAATACTAAAGATTTAAATACAGTCCAGGGTGCACTTAATAAATTAAATCAAATTATTGAACAATATAATTTAGATGTTGATGGTGGATTAGTTGTTGCTCAAAGTGGTGAACTTAATGCGCTTGAAGCGATAGGTGATAATTGAATTAATATTGGTCCTGTTGATATTGACGAAAATGGAAAAACTATTAAAAAATTTCAAGTTAGTCACAAGAATAAATTACAGACCGCAATTGATAATTCTGCTTTTTCACCATTAGATGGAGATGTTCTTACATTGAAAGTTCCTGATGTTGATGTTGCTGGGCATATCACTCAATTTCATAATAAAGAGATTACTTTGCCTTATGGGTTTAAAACAATTGCCAATATTACAGCAACAAGTACGAAAGACACATTGGGCGTTGAAGGAGATAATTATATTACAGTAAGCAGCACTTTTGATAACAATAATAAAAAAATTACTATTACACATAAAACTTCGTTAGACAATGGAAAAGCTAATACTAATAATCCTAACATAAATTTTAATGAAGATACAAGAATTGGTGAGAATCAATATACCTTTGCGATTCCATCTTTTGGTTATGATAGAGCTGGGCATATTAATTCTGAAAGTAGTGCAAACTATAGATTACCTAACGGATTTAAAATAATTCAAGTAGGAGAGGGTTCGATTGGAGAAAATAATGAAACAATAGCTGCTCCTACTATTGTAGCAGCTAATCCAATAGACACTTTAAAAGTCGAGCCTGGCAATTATGTGATCCCAACAATTGATAATGGAAAATTAAAATTTGATATTTCATTTGATAATGTTTTAGAGGATTTAAAAGATGTAATAGATAAGGCTGTGCATGACGCTGTTCATGAAGCCGTATATCGGACAGAAATTGAAAGTAATTTCTGAGGGGTACAAGTACCTATTGTAGGACAATCTTTTACTTTAAGTAAAAATGCATCTACTAGAGCAATAACAAGTAATGTTTATTTAGACTCAGAAAAAGAACATCATGTTACATATGGATTTGGCGATATTTCTGGTTTTTATGAATTAATTTCTGATGCAAATAATAATAAAGTAAATATAAAAATAAAAGAACCTGGTATATATCGTGTTCAAGCATCACTTGGACTTGGTGGAATTCATAAATCTTTATATACTATCCATATTAGAATAAAATTATCTAAAGATAATGGACAAAATTGATCTTATATTTGTGGAACAACTGAATCTTTTGATGGTGTTGCAGTAGCAGAAAACAGATATCCAGTGTTTGGGACTCCTTTTAAATTAATTGAATTAGAAGAAAATGATTTAATTAAATTGGAATTTGAGTTTACCGCTGCAAAGGACGTTGCAATTACTCAAGCTTTACTTAAAGATGACAATAGTTACTTATCATTAGAAAAAGTTGAAAGCGGAAAAAATAAAATTAAATTTATGTTTTTTAATGAAGATGGTTTATCTTACAATGAAGCAATTTTAGCTAAATTACCTAATGAATGAAAATATGGAAATGATTTAATTGATACAGAAAAATTAATAAATAGAACAATTAAGAAAAATGATTCAGTGTTTGATGGAAGTGATTATTGATATTTTAATGGATGGCAGCAATATGAGGGTGAAGGAAATATTTCAGATATCACATCTGGGCAAGAATCTATTACTAGTTCAGAACTTGGAGCCGTAATAGATGAAGAGTCTGAAATTTATATGAATTATAATGATATCCTTCTTGTTGGTTCTTGGTCTAAAAAGAGAAATGTATCTTATCAATATATCGCTAGCACAGAAAATTTCCCTGAAGAACAACTAGTTGCGCCAGATAGAGACTTAGTCTCAGAGGGAGAAATTTATACCCTTAAGAATCCTGAGGTTACTAGCCTTCATGTTGATGGTAGTTCTCCTGGAACTTGAACATTTAAAAATTGGACAGTTACGCCTAATACCATTGTAGTAACAAATAATTCGTTTGAAATGCCTGCTTCTGACGTCACAATTACTGGTACTTGGGAATTTACAGAAGATGAGTATTCTACAATAACTTATTCATATGATAATAGTCTTCCCAGTATAGTGCAAAACACTTTACCTAATCCAAATCAAGAAAAAATTTACTTTATGCCTGGAGAAGAGTCTAAAACAATTAATTTACCAGTTATATCTAGCAGTTCATTAAAAGAAACAGTTACAGAAGATACTGTTCGACGTACCCGGTATTATAGTTTTCAATATTGAGAAGCTGAAGGGTCTAGATTAGACGGTACTATAACGATTGAAAAAAATACTGAAACAATAAATATAACAGGACTTTGAGGTATGCGGCTAGGAGGAACAGAATATGCCACAGAAATAGTATATTCTCCAAGCTATCAATTCCCCACAGATTTTACAAATGAAAGTGATCAACAAACTGCGATAAATGCGCTTACAGCTAGACGGACTGCTTTATTGCAAGATGTTTCTCCTCAATATTTATTTTATGAAGATTCTGCACAGTATTTAGATTGAGATGATGAAAAGATAATAGTTACTAAGAATGAAAATGGTAATGAAACTATTTTAGGCGTTTGAACCTTTAGTAATTGAAATCCTAATTCTTATACAAGTAATATTGTTCAAGATACTCCTAATGAAACTTACACAATATATGATGTTTGAGAATTTAGTACAGATTTAGGTGGAAAATTTGTTTTAGTTGATTATTCTGATGATTCTAAAACGAATTATTTAGAAAATGGCGCTAAATATATAATTGCTGCACAATATAATGATAATTGATATATGTTACCAAATAATGAAAATTATACATTTACTCGAGGCTCTATCGAAAGAAAATTCCCTGATGGAGAATCACTTGAAGTTACTGTTGAAAATGGAAATAATATAATCCGAGAAATTGATAATGATAATATTGATAATTTTATTTTTGAAGCTATTATAGATTCTTCTGTTAGTAATTCTGCAATATTCTTGAAAGATCCTTCTCTGCAAAATTATTTAGCTGGTCCAGACGTTAATTCTAAGCCAAAAATTCAATCAGAAAGACCATCTTTTGCTTGATTCTATAAACAAGGAGTGTTGTGGTTAAATAATACTAATAACGGTAATTTTAATGGGAATCAATATACGGGCGGTTCAAAATATGTAATGAGATTAGATGGTCATTTTGCTCTTGTAACGATGAATAGTTCTTTAGTAGATAGTGGTTATCTTAATACAATAAAACTTTTTAAATTATACGTACCAACTTCTGCAAATTAAAAATAATATAAAATTTTTATGGGGTGTTTTCCTTAAAACACCCCTTCTTTTTTATGGCCAGAGTAAGTTAAAACTTATAAATAAAAAATTAAATAATACGAATAGAGGAGGTAGAGATATATGCCAGTAGTAAATTGGGTAAAATTTATGCGCGGCACACAGGCAACGTATGACAGTCTAATTAAAAAAGATAAAGATACGTTATATTTTGTGTATGAAGATGCTAGCGCAACAAAAGGTAGATTATATCTTGGAAATAAATTAATTTCAGGCTCTTCTAGTTTTGATGATGGAATTTCATTGGCAGATATTTCAGATGTTATAATTAATTCTGGAATATCTAGTGGTGATATACTGGTTTATAATGAAGGAACTGAGAAATGAGAATCAATGCCGCTTACAGCTGCGCTTGATAGTGCTACAATGATAGGCGCTTCTGCTAGCTCAAGTGGTCTTGGTGGATTTGTTCCTACTCCAGAAGCTGGCGATCAGGATAAGTTCTTGCGCGGCGATGCAACATGAGCAGAAGTTCCTAAGGGGTTAACTCCAGAGGATGAAGCTGCTTTGCATACCCTACAAGGCCAAGTTTCTACATTAATTGGTGAGGACACAAATAAATCTGTTTCTTCAATTGTTGTGGCAAAAGTAACAGAATTATTGGTACCTGGAGATGCGCAAGAAGGTTTGGATACTTTGCGCGAAATCTCTGAGTGAATTCAGAACCATCCAGATGATGCTGCCTCAATGAATTCTAATATCACAATATTACAAGAGGATGTTGCAGATTTACAGGAATTAATAAACGGTACAGTTGAACATCCAGAAACCGGATTAGTTCCGAGAGTAAATGCTCTAGAAACTTCAATGGGTACGTTTGTACCTGTACAAGGAAAATACTTAAATGTTGGTTCTGCAATTACCTATTTAAATAACTCTGTTACTACCTTAACAAGCTGCCTCCAATGGCATGAACTAGGTGGTAATGAGTAATGAAAGGAGAGTTTGAAAATGGCTTTTAATTTAGTTAACTTTAAAAAGGGAACTTTAGCTGGATTAGAAAGTTTAAAAACTAATAGCGGTGTTGAAGAAGGAACGTTTTATTTAACCATAGATGACGCTAAAAATACAAGTAGACTCTTCATTGGTACTGGCGCAAAAACAGCATTACCAGTTAATAGCAACATTGTAGTTGTTACAAGCGTAGATGATTTAACTAATGCTCATGCGACAAACTTCAATGATGGCGATTTTGCTTATGTAACAACTGGAAATATTTTAGCCGTTAGATATAATGGTGTTTGAACGCAAATTAATGCACCTGATTCAAAAACAGTTAAAGATTTAACAGCGAGTGTTGCTACAAGCGGTGACACAGCTACTATTACATGAACACTTCGTGATCAAAGTAATAATGTAATTCATACTTCTGATTCTACAGCGCAGAACCCTATTACACCAAATATTACAATGACTGGCGCTAATGGTGTAACAGTTTCTGGTAGTGGAAAAGATATTACAGTAACTGGAACTTCTTATTCTATAGCAGGATATGCACCACCGAATCAAAATCAAGCAATAATTGGCTTATTCAGTAAAGAAAATGCTTCTGTTACTGAAGCGACACCTGCGGGAAGTTTTACTATATATGGTGGAAATAATATACAAATTCTTGGTGGCTATGAAAGTTTTACTTTAGCTGCAACAGACACACACTTAAGCAGCAATAGTTTGACAATCGCCAATAATTCATCAGCAGGTTTTGATATTACTGTAAAAGATACTGGAAATAATCAAGATACCGAAACATTAGATCCGAAAATTACTTTAGGCACGCATACTGCAGCCGCAGATCAAATCTCGTTTGTAAACGGTGTTGCTAATTTGCCCGTTTATACTAAAGATGAAATTGATAGCCAGAATAAAGCGTTAAATGCTTTAGAATATAAGGGCACCGTCGGAACTGATGGAAGTGCTGCTTCTAGTATTAGTCAATTGATTTCAAGTCAAGCTGAAACACTAAAGATTGGTTGAGTATATAAATATATTGGTGAAGGTGAAAATATATCAGCAGACAATGGTGGGGGCTCTGTTAAAAATGGTGACCTTATTATTGCAAATGGTACAGAAGGCGGAAATGGTTATATATCATCAGGACTTCATTTTGACATTATTCCTTCTGGCGATGATATTAATGATTATACTTTAGAACCTGCTACTCATGGTATCACTCTTGAAGAAAGCGGTGTTGCGAAAGGTAGCTTTAGTGTTGCTGAAGGTACTGCAATTTCATTATCTGATAATACAACCGGAGATGATAGAGTAGTTACTATTAACCATGGCAATGTTGTACGCACCGATGGTACTGGTACAGCAATTACGCAAACTGCTGGTGCAGATAAACAATTCACAGTAGTTACTGGCGTTACTTCTAATGCGCAAGGTCATGTTACAGGAATTACAACTACAAGCGTTACTGTAAAAGATAGCGTTGCTGCAATGTCTAGTGTATCTAGTGCAGCCTCGGCCACAAGTAACGTAGCAACAGTTACAACAACTGTTGGATTAACACCTTATACCGGCGCAACAGCAAGCACCGCACAAGGTTCATTTAAATTAAGGTCTGATAACTTAACAGTTACAGCTCCAACTGTTGCCTCTGGCGCAGCTCCTGAAGTTAAAATTAACTTCACATGAGGTTCATTCTAATAAAAAAAAATAATGGAGAAAAGATTTTTTATCTTTTCTCCTGTTTTTTTTAGTAATAACTCAAAAATTTTTATATAATATACTAGAAAGGGGCGTTAACAAAAATGTCAGATACTTTAGTAAAATTAAAAACAGGCGCTCTTGCTGACATACAATCCGAAGTAACCGTACCTTTAGATAAAGGTGCTATTTATTTTGCAATTGACCTTGAAAATCACATTGGAAAAATTGTATATGATGCGCCCTCAGATTCAATATCAGGAACAGACCGAATCGTTATGAGCACTTATGCTGACCACTCCGCATTCTCAGAAGGTATTCCTTATGGAGAGGTAGATAGCACTTCTACTGCAACGGTTTTTACTGCTACTGTTCCAGGAATTACAGAACTTAAAGATGGTACTGTCGTTTTATTAAAAAATGGTGTTGTTACTTCAGCAAGCGGATTTACTATTAATATTAATAATCTTGGTGCTAAACCTGCTTACAATAACATGACTGCTGAAACAGAAGAAACTACTATATTTAATATTAGCTATACAATGTTATTTATTTATGATAGTGGTCGAGGTGATGAAGGCGGATGGATTTGTTATAGAGGATATGATGCCAATACAAATACGATAGGATATCAGGTAAGGACTAATTATTCATCATTATTAACCGCTGACAAAGGCTATAAATATAGAATTTGATTCACATCAGCAGATGGCACAAAATGAGTTCCCGCAAATACTTCAACAAGTACTAATGCTACTGCGACAAGAACTCCAAACACAAGAGCAATTGATCCATTTGGACCAATTATTTATTATAGTTATAATGGAACAACAAATGCGAATGTTGTATTAAGTCCGGGTCATATTTGACAGCAAACAACATTTTCTTTTGGATATTCATTTAATACAACTGGAGAAGCCTTAACTCTTATTGTTGATAAGCCAGTATACGTTCAATGTACGCCTAATGCGAATGGCTCTGCTGTTATTAATGGATATACTCAAGCACTTCCGTCATCTAAAGATGATAAAATTTATATCTTATTAGGTATTGCTTATTCAGCAACTTATATTGAACTTCGTTTAGAACATCCTGTTTATTATCATGATGGAACTGGTATTAGAGTTTGAAGTGGTGCGGCTGAATCAGACCCAGTATTTACAGCAAGCGCCGCGCATGGAATAACTTCTGCTGATATTACAAATTGAAATAATAAAAGCACTTTTTCAGGCAATTACAATGATTTAACAAATAAACCTACAATTCCAACAGTGCCAAGCAATATTAGCGCGTTTACAAATGATGCTGGATATATTACTTCTGCTGATGTTCCAGAAGGCGCAAGTGCTTATACTGGTACGATTTCTGCGATCGGAACCACCGCGAGCGCTGGTACTAATAATGGATTTGCGCGCGGAGACCACGTGCATAATATAACCGGTTCAACAATCACTAATGCTCTTGGTTATACTCCATATAATAGTACGAATCCAAATGGATACACCACTAATACTGGAACAATTACTAGTATAAAAACGACCGCTGGGAAGCACACTACTATTAATGTTTCTTCTGGTGCGGCAAATTTTAACGTACCGACAAATACAAGTCATTTAACTAATGATAGTGGATTTATAACTTCTTCTGACGTTGTAACTTATACTGCGGGCACAGGTATTGATATTACTAATGGCGTAATTAGTATTAATTTAAGTAATGCAGAAAGTGAGAACTTCTAGTATGGCAGCAAGTGTTATTAATATTTATCGTAATTATACAGCGACAGATACGACAGTAAACCAAAACTATAGAGAAAATCAAGCTTTGCCATCGATTGAGACCTTGGGATGAAGTCGTGATGATGGATATGCTTTTACTGGGTACAATACTAAATGAGATGGGTCTGGTACTGATTACAGTGTTGGTCAGATACCTGGGACTGTACTTGGTTCTTCTGTTTATGCGCAATGGAAACTCACAGCTTATATAATTCAAAACGGTACTCTTACCGATATTGCAGATGCTATTAGAACTAAAACTGGTAAAACTGCAACAATGACACCATTAGATATGCCCGATGAAATTTTAAGCATTAAAACAACACCAGATTTACAAAACAAATCTGTAACACCAACTAAAAGTTCTCAGGCTATTACTGCTGATAGCGGATATGATGGCTTAGGTACAGTTACTGTTAATGCAATACCCGCTGCATATATCACAACAAGTGATGCTAATGCCGTTGCCGCAAACATACTGTTAAATAAAACTGCTTATGTTAATGGTTCTAAAATTACTGGTACTATGCCTAATAATGGCGCTACTTGTGGAACTATTTCGGCCCAGGGCGGAACGTACACTATACCAGCTGGTTATACGACCGGTGGCACCGTGACCGCAAACATAGCAGCAAGTACAATTACTAATTCAGCATTAAATGTAGCTTCTTTTGTAGAAGATAGTGCTACTCATGATTATGGAGTAAGAGCAAGTATTACAATTCCAGAAGGATATTATGAAGAAACTTCTTTAACAAAAGATTTAAGCACTGTGTTACCCGCACCAGAAACTGCAGCCGCAGCCGCGCAAATGTTATCAGGGTATCAAGCGTATACAAATGCCGGTGTTCTATTGACCGGTTCTATGACTAACAATGCGGCTTGGAGCCAAACATTAAATCAAACAACAACAAGTGTGACTGTACCAGCAGGCTATCATAATGGTACTGGCACGGTAAGCCATACAACAGTTAATATCCCTGATCCAACTATTAGCGTAAGTAGCAGTGGATTAATTACTGCTTCTGGAAGTTGAACAAGAGGATTTACAACTGATAATAGTTACTCTAATACAAAACAATTAACTACGCAAGCTGCTAAAACTGTTACTCCAACAGAGAGCGAACAAAATGCGGTGGCGGCCGGTGTTTATACGACCGGTGCAGTCAAGGTCGGTGCAATTTCAAGCACATATGTTGGTAGTGGGATTGCGCAAAATGATAGCGATGATTTAACAGTTAGTGGCGCAACAGTGACAGCACCGGCCGGTTATTATGCCGAGGCCGCAAGCAAGAGTGTTGCAAGTATAACTTTGCCAACTACAACATCTACTAGCGCAACTTCTGGAGCAACTAAAAAAGCTACAATTGATAGAAATACAGCTGTTAGATATATAAATATTCCAGTTGGATATAATGCAATAGCAGCTTACTATCAAATAAGTGCGGTTGCAGATGGTACAGCTGGAACACCATCAGCAACAAAAGGAACCGTTTCTAATAATTCCATATCAATTACTCCAACAGTAACTAACACTACTGGTTATATTACTGGGGGCACTAAAACAGGAACGGCGGTAACGGTTTCTGCTAGTGAGTTAGTGAGTGGAAATAAAGCTATTGTTTCTAATGGAACAGGCATTGACGTTACTAATTATGCAACAGTTTCAGTAAACATACCTTCTGATATTAATAATCAAAATAAAACTGTAACTCCGACAGAATCTTCTCAACAAGTAAGCGCCGATGATGGTTATTCTGGATTGGGAATGGTTACTGTTGAAGCAATAGATTCAGATTATGTTGGTAGCGGAATTGCTAGAAGAAGTAGTACAAATCTTACTGTGTCTGGAGCTACAGTGACTGCGCCAGCAGGGTATTATAGTGAAGCAGCATCTAAATCAGTTGCCACAATGACTCTACCTACTTCCGCAAATTCTTCGGCGACAAGCGGCGCAACAAACAAGGCCACAATAGGAAGAAGCACTTCAGCACAATATATTAATATTCCTACTGGATATAATAGTGCAGCTGCTTATTATACAATTAGTGCAACGCCTAATGGCAGTGTAACAGCTCCAAGCGCAATTTCCGGTTCAACGGCGACGGTTTCTACTGGAACAAATACCTTAACATTAACAAAAACTGTTAGTATAACTCCAAATGTAACAACTGCTGGTTATATTAGTTCAGGTACTGCTGGAAATAGTTCAGTATCTCTTACTGCATCAGTCGCCATTGATCCTACACCAACTGCTTCTGGTGCGACAGTAACTGTACCAGCTGGATATTATACAGAGCAAACTACAAAATCAGTTGCTAGTGGTTCTGCAACAGGACCATCTTCACTTAGCGGTTCAAGCGCAACGCTTACGACTGGGACAAATACAATAACACTTACAAAAACTGGTATTACTACAACACCAACAGTAAGTGCAGGATACGTTTCTGCGGCAACAGCTTCTACTGCGACTGTCGCTTTAACAGCATCAGTAACAACAAAAGCTGCAGCTCTTATTACACCAGGTACTTCTGTCCAAACGATAGCAGCTGGGACATATTTAACTGGCACGCAAAGAATCGCTGGAGATGCTAATTTAATAGAAGAAAATATTAAATCTGGAGTTTCAATTTTTGGAGTAACTGGCACATATACAGGAGCTGCTATTTCAATACAATCTAAAACAATTACTCCAACAACAGAATATCAAGAAATTACGCCTGATAGTGGATATGATTATTTATCAAAAGTTAATGTTAGAGCAATTCCATATACACAAGAGTTAAATAGTGCTGGTGGATATACTGTAATAATAGGATAAGGGGGAAATATGGCAATTAATAAAGTTATATATGGAGGAAATACCCTTATTGATTTAACGCAAGACACAGTTACTGCATCTGATATGCTAAGTGGAGTAACTGCTCATAGTGCAAATGGAGAATTAATAGGTGGTACAATAATAAATAATGGTGATCTTGGTGGAACAATTACCACTAGAACTGGATCTTATACAATTCCATCTGGATATACAAATGGTGGCACTGTAGCAGTAAATGTTCCTCTTTCCACCATTACAAGTTCTGCTTTAAACCTTAATTATTACCTTGAAAATGACGCTCTCTTTGATTATGGTATTAGAGCAAATATAACGATTCCAGAAGGGTATTATATGCAGACGACACTTTCTAAAGATTTGAGCGTAATGTTACCTGATTTATCAAATGCGGCAGATGCATCGAATATATTAAATGGGTATCAAGCTTATACGAATAGCGGAATGTTGTTAACAGGCACGATGCCAAATATCGGTGCGGTATCAGAGACAATCGCTGCTGGAGATACATATATTATTCCTGCTGGATATCATAACGGTACTGGAACAATAACTGCCGCTGATGGGGGTGGCTCCATCGTTGTAGTTTATGCCAACGGTGGTGGTAATACTTCCTCAGTGTATAATAGTGCAGTATTAGACGTTGGTGAAGTTGGAAATCCATGCTACTACCAATTTGGTGGCGGTGGAGGAAATTCTAAAACATTTAGTATTCAAGGGTCTCAAACCGGTACTTCTGGGTGGAAAACAATCGAATCAACATATAATAATGCTAATCGTATGGCTGGAATTACAGGAAGTGATAGTGAGTATAGATATTATCGGCTCCATATCAATAGCGGTACAGCTTCTGTCACAAACGGTTATAGAGGTATGATGGCATGTATTGATAAAGGTGGAGATAATTCAACAAATAATTTTTCTCCAATAGAAGAGACAATTTAGAGTTTGACTTAAAGAAAAAATTTTTGATATACTAATATTGTAGATAAAAATATTTTTATCTATAGCTAGGAGTGAATTGAAGGCTGATAAAAAGTTTAAAAATGGATTGGAACATTATTTCGCAGCGACATTCTTCACTTCGGTACAAAAAATGGGCAAAATTAGATAATTTTGCCCTTTATTTTTTTATAATCTATGAACCCAAATGGAATGGGGTTCATTAAGTCTTAATAGAAAAAGTTACTAAAATGGAAGGAGAAATTGTTATGTATAATTATAATCCATATGGATTTAATGCGCAATCTATGCTAGCGCGGCAAGAGGTTGTGCGCGTTAATGGGCGCAATGGCGCAGACGCTTATCAAATGGCGCCAAATAGTAGTGTCTTACTATTGGATGAAACTGCTCCAATAGTATGGCTAAAAACTACTGATGGAGCATCTTATCCTAGTATTACAGGATATAAAATTACCCCAATTGAAACTCAACCAGTTATAACGGCAGATGAAAATTATTCTAAATTAGAAGAACGAATTACTAGATTGGAGGGAATACTAAATGAAAAATCCAATGCTTCAGATGCTAAGTCAATCAAGACCATTAACAAATCCAACTAATAATATAATTTCAATGTTACAGAATGCGCAAAATCCTCAAGCATTAATACAGAATCTTATTTCGCAAAATCCACAAATTATGGGTTTAGTTAATCAATATGGTGGTGGCGATCCAAAAGCTGCGTTTTATGCTTATGCGCGTCAAACAGGACAGGATCCTGATCAAATCCTATCTATGTTAAGGAATTTAAAGTAGGTTAAAGTTAGTAACTTACTATTAAAGACTTAATATAAATAGGAGGACAAATTAAATGGAAAATGGAAGTTTATCAGCTAGTGATGTTGCTTTATTAAATGATCGTGGTTATGGCTATGGCGATATGTGGGGCGGAAATTCAATGATGTGGATTTTTGCTCTTTTAATTCTTGCTGGTGGAGGCTTCGGTGGTCTCGGAGGCGGCTATGGTTATCATCCTCAATATGCTACTCAGGATTTTGTTCAAAATGGTTTTAATTTTAATGACCTTCAGGACCAGAATAGAGATATTTTGGGTGCGATTACTAGCGGCACAGCTCAGTCTGTTGCAGCAACTAATCAGACATTCCATGATACGCTTGGTGCGCTCACTGATAAGTACTCTGAATTAGCGAGAGATATTGCTGGTCTTGCTGTTGGTCAGACAAGCTTAATGGCGAAAGAAGGAGAATGTTGCTGCAGTACCTTAAGAGCTATTGATGGCGTCAATTATAATGGTGCTATGAATACTGCTGCTATTAATGAAAATGTAACTGCGCAGACTCAGAAAATTCTTGATGCCATTGCTGGAAACCGTATGGCAGATATGCAGAGCCAGATTAATCAATTACAATTACAGCAAGCTGTTGCTGGCGTTGTAAGATATCCAAGCGCTAGTACATATTATGCTGGCACAAATCCTTTCTGTGGCGGCGGATACTGCGGAGCAGCTCTTTAATATATAATTATTAGGACTTCTATTTATTAGAAGTCCTATTTTTTATTTAAAAGGAAAAAGTTTAGGAGGAAGAAAAATGTTAGAGGTTTATTCTACAAGCACAACTGCGGCGGAAGGCGCGCCGATCGCTTTGAGCAACGTTTCATTATTAAAAGGAACAAGCACACAATTACAAGGTGTTTCAAGCATACAAATTAATAAATGCGGAATTTATGAAGTAAGTATATCTGCTGCTGCAACAGCAGATGTTGCTGGAGTAATAACTATTCAGCTTAGAAAAGACGGCGTTCTCCAGCCGCAAGCATTAGTTTCAACAACAGCTACTGACACAACATCACAACATGCTCTTGGATTTACAACATTGATTCAAGTAACTCATGATAATTATAGCAATTGTATATGTTCTACACCAACTATAATTGATTTTGTAAATACTGGAGTTGAAACAACTTATAATCATGTTAATGTCACAGTAGTTCGTATTTAATATGACAACTGAAGAAGTATTTGCTGAGCTTGCTGCGCATATGATAAAAGGGGTTATGGTTCATGACCAGATGTCTAGCTATTACGGTTTTTTAAGTTTATCTGGATATCAAAAATGTCATGAATACCATTATTGATGCGAAAACTCAAGCTATTTAAAATTAAAGCATCATTATTTTAAATATCATAATAAGCTTATTAAAGAAAAACAAATAGATAATCCAAATGTCATACCTAAATCTTGATATAATTATGAGCGAGAAGATGTTGATGTATCTACTAAAAGAAATGGTGTAAAAGCTGGATTAGAAAAATGAATTGATTGAGAAAAAGAGACAAAAGATCTGTATGAAAGAATGTATAAAGAATTAATTATGCTTAATGAAATAAATGATGCTAAATTTATTGAAAAGTTAATATGTGATGTTACACATGAATGAGCACAAGCGAAAGAAGAATATTTAAATATAAAAGCAGTAGACTTTGATATTGAATATGTTCTAATGGAGCAATGTGAAAAAGAAAAAATCTTTAAAGAAAAAATGAAAGGCGACTATTATTTTTAGTCGCCTTTTTTATTTTAGGAGTTGATGGACTATGAAAATTAATTTATAAATAATAAAAATTAAATATAAAGAGATAAAAGGAAAGGAGAAAAAGGAACTATGGCTTTAAAAGGAATTGATATTAGTAATTGACAAAGTAATATTAATTTATATAGTATTAACGCTGATTTTGTTATTATCAAAGCGACCGAAGGCGTTGGATGAATAGATCCTAGTTTTAAAAAACTTTATCTTGCGGCCAAAGGCGCAGGTAAAAAATTAGGAATATATCATTTTGCTAGGCCAACAGGGAACAACACTGCGAAAAAAGAAGCAGATACTTTTTTAAATGCGGCTAAATCTGTTGGTGCTATTGGTGAAGCTGTTTTAGTATTAGATTGAGAAGCGGAGAATAAAACTAATGTTTCTTATGCTAAGACTTGATTAGATACGGTATATGCGGCGACTGGTATTAAGCCCATGATTTATATGAGTGAATCGGTGACAAGACAAGCGGATTGAAGCTCTGTTGTCGCTGGTGATTATGGATTATGAGTAGCAAAATATAAAGATAATAATATTGATTATAATTATGATATGAGCAATGCTGGTGCTAAGCCAAATGTAAAATATTGATCTGGCTATGCAATATGGCAATGAACCAGTAGTGGACGATTAAATGGATATTCTGGGAATTTAGATTGTAATATCTTTTATGGTGATGATGCCGCTTGAAATGCTTACGCTGGCGCAAAAGAAAAGCCTGTTGATGAATTAGCCAAATATACTGATAAAGAATTGGCTGAAATGGTTCTTGATGGAAAGTTTGGCTCTGGCGATGAGCGGAAAAAGGCTCTGGGCGCAAGATACGAAGCGGTACAAGCCTGAGTTAATCAAATAATTGCAGAAAGAGAATTAATTTCTACTGATTTAGTTAAAAATTATATTGTACAATTTAATGGATATAATGTTTATGTTGGCAAAGTGTCTAAAAATGCCAATATGCGCGCGAGTGTAATTGGTAATGTCTCAGGTGCAAAAAATGATAAAATGCTTCCACAATACTTTACTGATGCGTCATTAATTAAAGCTGGTTATAAAGAAGCCACAGCGCAAAATGCGTCAACATTCTACTCTTGGAATGGTGCGACTTATGCTGAAGGTGTTGAAATTGTTCAAGGAGTAAATCATCAAGATTTCTATATGAGCGCAGTTTCAACATTTGATACAGCAATGGCTGTTGGATTTCCTTATTCAGGTGGGATGTGATTTGGTCCTCAATGAGAAATTGTTGCTAATCATAAACAGTTTTATGGCGCAGTAACTGGCGGATTTGGCATTATTTATGGCGGACAGAAAGATTTTATGGGGTCTAATCTTCCAAGAAATGGCATTTTTAATACGGTAAGTGGGCGTTCTATTTTAGCAGAAGATGATTATAATTGATATTCTATATGCTTATATGGAGTGACTGGTTCTTCTGGATTGACTGGAGCGCAATTATATAATTTATGTATTAAAATTTCTCCAACTATGACAAATGCTATATGCTTTGATGGTGGTGGCAGTGTATTCCAAAGAGTTAATGGAAACTTTAATATTAATACGACTCGTTTAGTTAAAAATGCAATTTTAATGTATGTTAAAGAACCTGAACCAACACCAGAGCCAGTTGTAAAAGTTCTTGAACCGGGCGCAAAAGTTAAGTTATTAAAAGGTGCTTGAAATTTGGATTCTGGCGAAGATTTTATTGAGCTGGGAGAAACTATTGTTAATAATATAAAGCACAAGAGAATCGAAACAGAAAAAGGTCCAGTAGCCGTAGAATTTATTGAACTAATTTAGGAGTAAGGGTATGACTAGTTTATTTGCTTTAATAGTAATCTCTATGTTTATTGAAGCCTTTATTTCTTATCTTCAAACTATTTGGGTAGAAGGTAGAATACAATGACAAATTATTATTGCTTTCTTTTTAGCAATAGCAATTTGCTTTGATACTGGTATTAATTTTTTGGCTATTGTTGGATTAACAGAACAATGGCCAGCAGTAGGGCTAATTGCTACAGCAGTTGTTGTATGTAGAGGTTCTAATTATTTGTTTGAATTTTATAAAAATCTAGCGGGATGGCGCAAAAAAACACAGGAAGATGTTGCCCTCGCCGCAAAAAAGAAAAAAGAAAATAAAAAGAGTGTTAATTTCATAGATTAATATTCTTTTTTTTCTTGACTTTTTACAGAAAAATTTTGTATAATAAATGCGTAAGGGGGAAGGAAAATGGAACTTTATTTAAATAGTTATGAAGAACTAAAAAAGGTAGAGAATTTCTTGTTTAGATTTATTTATCCAGAACCTTTTACCTTACGCATTATAGTTCGAGACCCACGCCAAATAAGTTTTCTGCCAGACGGGAAACCTACTTGGATGATTACTGAGTATTTTAATTATAAAACAGTTTATAACGATTTAGCTCATGGTCTTATTTTAGAAACTTTTTAGGAGGTATTTTTTATGTTATTTGATTATGATTCTTTTTTCAACTGGGATAGACCAGCTTACACTTTTAGTCGTTCAGTTCATGATATGTCACCTTATAAGATTAAAACTCTTGAAGATAGGGTTGTTCTTGTTCATAATATTGTTGGTGTTAAAGAAGATGATATTAAGGTAGATATTGTTAATGAAGATGGTAGAGATCGCCTTGTTATTGAAGGTGTTACTCACAACGACCTTTTAAATTATGATTATAAAGTAAGTTCAAAATTTGATATTAAGGCAGACATGTTCAAAAATGTCACTTATGAAGTTCATGATGGACTACTTTATATCAATTTGTTTAAAAAAGAACCAGAAGTGGCAAAATTAACTGTCACCAAGGCCTAATTTTAGTAGAGAAATTCTCTACTATTTTATAGGGGTGTCGGTTAATTGGGAAGCCCGCGGTCTTCAACCGCGCATGCTGCGCTAATTGGTGCCTTAAAGTGGGAACATTTTAAGTGAAGGCGATGATATCGGTAAACTCTAAACGAAAGCATGAGAATACCGAGGGAACGAAAAGGCCCGTAGAGAGTAGATAATCGCCCGGACAGAACGCCCGAAGATGTATTCCAGACCACAAACAGAAATGGTAATGAAAATTATAGTGGTACGCAACACCGCCAATCTCCGTTCAAGTCGGGGCACCCCTGCCAAAGTTTATACCGGTCGGTATTTACCGGCCGTTTTTATATAACAGGAGGTAATAAATATGACAATGCAAATGCTACAGGACATCTTTTTTACTTGTGTAATTCCTTTATTTGGTATTCTTTGTGTTTATGGAATTGCCTTTTTAAAGAAATATGCAGAAGGAATTAAAGAACAAACAGACAATGATTTATATGATAAGTATATCGATATGCTTGTTAGTACGATTGAAACTTGTGTTATTGCGACAAATCAAACTTATGTTGATGAATTAAAGAAACAGGGTAAGTTTGGTCCAGAAGAGCATGATATTGCTTATCATAAAACATTTGATGCGGTTAAGGCTCTTTTGAGTGAAGAAGCGAAAAAATATCTTGCTACAATTTATGGAGATTTAGATTTCTATATCTCACAATTGATTCAAGAGTCAGTTAGAGTAAATAAATAAAAAAATAAGGGTTAGTGAAATTAATCACTAACCCTTTTTATTTTTCTTCATGCATTTTCATGTCGCTTGCATCAACAAATAAATCATCTACGTTTCAATCTTCACGAAGATAATGTTCTTCATCTTTTACTATTGGTAAAGAAATTGCTTTATTGTAATATAAATCGCCTTGACTATTACCACCTAAGCTATTATAAATCTTATGTAATTCAGTAAGTTTATCAAATTGAAATTGAGTCATATGTCCTTGCGCGATATACATTTTACAAGCATTTATTAATTGATATTTGTAAAATTGTAAGTCTTGTTCTCTGAGAAGTTTAAAATCTTTTTCAACGTCGCGTAAATCATCTACTGCTTCTCAATACTTCTTTTGTCAATACTCAAAAGTTGACTTAGATTCGACTTTAAAATCATTTAAAGAATTTTCTAGTTCACTTTTAAAACTAGATAAAGAATTTTTAACAATACTTTCTATGGTTTCTTTTAGTTGTTCTTCGTCATATTTATTGGCTTTATCAGCCTTCTTGTTATGCTCTTTAACTAGGGTGTCTCAGATATATTTAACAAAAAAGCCTCCAAAAGCTACTAAAATATAACTCAACATCGCATCGGCCGAAATGTTCATAGTTGAGTCCTCCCCCTCTTATTCCTGTATAATAAAAAAGGGATTAAATACCCTTTTCTATTCTGACCAATCGAAACCTTCATTTTTGTTTGCGGTTGTTGCTGAGGCCGATCGGATTAACCCAGCGCCGCAAACATGACTTCCGATACAAATTGCATCACATTCATCTTGTGTCGCTTTAATGCCATATGTATTTAAAACATATTGTTGAGCGTTTCGCTTCTGGTCTGGTCTAGAGCGACCTTTAATTTGTAAAGAAGATTTTCAAGTTGAAGAAGGAACTATTACGAAATTTTTTTCTAACTCTACACAAGTTTCAAGAACTACGCCAAATACATTTGCCAATACTTTAAATGTTTTTACGTTATTTCCAACAGACGATTGTAATTGGATATCTTCAAAGGCAATGGTATCAATATTTCACTCTTGTATCTTCTGGATAATGAATCGTCTGATATCAACTAATCGTTCTCCAACCTCTTCTTGATTTGTTGTTAAATGTCCTCAATCTTTTAATTCATTATCTATAAAGACACATCATCCTGATACTCTACTTGCCTGATCTAGTGCAAGTATATTAGGCATTATCGGTACTTCCAAATCCACCGGTTCTGGCGCCAGAAGCAACATCATCTTCTGTTGTAATATAAGTCTTAATAATACCTTGTCCAATCTTATCGCCTGCGCGCACAATTAAATCAACAGGAGAAAGATTAATTACTTGGAAGAAGATTTCACCTTCATTATCCGGATTATTATAATAATCAGAATCAATAATACCTACCCCATTGGCAAGAATAATCCAGTCATTAAGAGGGGTAGAGCTTCTAACTGAAATTTCTAAATATTTATCTTCATCAAGCAAGCATTTTACTCCTGTTGGAATAAGAGTTGGTCGTAATCCAGTGCTTTTTGTAATTCGCTTTAAATCATCTAACCCATATGGAATTTTTTTTGCAACATACTCGCTCATTTCATTAATAATATTCGCGTATGCTGGAATTACAGTATCCTGTGAAGCAAAAAAGTCATATCCTGCGCTATTGGCTGTAGCTCTAACAGGTAGTAATGCCATAGTGCCATTTTCTGTGATATATTTACTTACAATTTCAAATTTATTCATATAAAGAAATTCTCCTTAAATATTATAGTCTACTTCATAATTCGGTTTGATATGTTGTGTAGGTTCTTTCTCATCATTAAAATGTTTAACAAGAGTTACTTTATACCACTCATCAATAATTTCGCCTTTTTGCTTCTTAACTTTAAATTCAGAACTATATTTACCAAGTTCAAACATAGAGGAGCGCTTTGCCTCTTCAATCAAACCCTTAGCTTCTTCATCTGTATCAACTCTAAAAACTTCTGTTGTACTAACTAAAAACTTACTCATTTTTACCTCACTGTTACTTTAATATTTCTATTGTATTTTGTTTTAGAATAATCAATAATATTTTTGGAGACTTCATTACTATATTGTTTAATACCTGTTAAAGTTACTTCAGAAATACTATATTCATTGCATGAGTTTACTATGAAATGCGCCAATTGGTCAATTGGAATTTCACCAAGTTTTGTCTGACTATGACCATCATATAAGTAAACATTCTGAGCGTAGATAAATGGATCGATATTACATAAAATTATACGCATTCTACTACCCCCTCATCATAATTAAATAAATAATAAACATAAGAAGTTTCTCCAATAGTGACCCAACATTCAACCATATCATCATCTGTTAAATCCACTTCTTTAATTGCGCCAAGAGTGCCAAGGCATTCATCAATGACAGCATTTTCTAATACTGGATTATTATAATCGTCTCCCACATGAAATACTGTATAATAATGCTGCTCATTACTTAATAACATGTAATATGTGCCTTGGTGACGTGAATGCCAACTATCAATGAGATGTTTTGCTGCGCTAAGCTGGTCATTATCATAAACTGGAAGTCCAGTTATAATAGATTGATTAAGTTGGAATAGAGTTGTATCAATACCAGTTTTACCTTGATATTGCCAATTAGCGCCATCCCATTTATAAACGCTATGAGTGTCTTTTACCAAAGCACGCTCATTTAGTTTATTATTATGCTTTAATTTTGTTAAAGTCTTAATATCTTGAACTTCAATCATAAATTTTACCTCTAAATTATTATATCATAAAAAATAAAAAAATGCAAGGATTATTTATTGTAATCCTTGCATAAAATTAACAAACCAGTAAAGAGCAACAATTAACCAATAATATCCAAGTTTGGAATTATCAGCTAACATTTGATATATATATTGGCGTAATGCCATAAGTGTTAACACTATTCTTAATCCTTGAAGTATCATTAGAAGTCTTCTCCTTTAAAATGAATGGTTTGATTTCCACTACCGCGTAAATGAAGAGAAGTATCTCTTAATTCCATCTCAAATGGGCCATCAATTAAAACATCAATATATTTTAATATTTCTTTTACTTCTGGCTCTTCACGCAATAGTAAATCTTTTAAATAATATCCAGTCCAGCAATAAATAGTTCTATCTGGGAATTTTTCTTTTACATGTTGAACAACAGATAATGATAAATCTAAGTTATAAGTTGCAAATGGTTCTCCCCCCAATAAGCTAAAATTACGCTTGATACCATTCGCATCCATTTTTTCATCAATTAAATCTAAATAATTGTCTGGTAAATCGTAACCACGGTCAGCCATCCATGTTTGAGGATTTTGGCATCCATGGCAGCGAATAGGACAGCCCTGAACCCAAAAGCTCACAACTATTCCATCACCATCTACCATATCATTATCCAAGATGCCAGCGTATTTAGTACGTTTTACCTCGACCATTCATTATCTCCTAGCTTATTGGAGTGTTTATAGCGAAGTTTAACTTCTTCTTGTTTACCAAGATTGAATGCTGTTGTATAGTTGCCTGTTAAATAACCAGTTACTCTACGTAGACGCTGAATATGCTTGCTGCCGCACATAGGACAAGTTTCACCCATTTCATCAGTATACCCACAGTCCAGGCAAGTATCGTTTGGAACATTTACCGCGAAATAAGGAATATCTTTATCCATTGCATAATTTACGATTTGTTCTAGGGCTTTTAAATTATTTTTTACTGTTGATTCAAGTTCAACGTAAGTAATGCATCCAGCATTAGAATAACCAGTTAATTGGCTTTCAATATCAATCTTTTCAAAAGGAGAAATTTCTTTCCAAACAGGAACATGAATACTATTAGTGAAGAAATCATGCTCTGAAACGTTTGGAATCTTTCCATACTTTTCTTGGAATTTTTTCATTGCAGTATAGCAAAGATTTTCAGCAGGAGTATAATAAACTCCAAAATTTAAATGTTCTTCTTCTTTAAACTGGGCGCAACGTTTTTTGTATAATTCTTCGATTGCTTGCGCAACAGCCATGCCTTCTGGTTCGGTATGATCGCAGCCGATAAGAATCTGAAGTGTTTCAGCCAAACCAATCTGGCCAATTACAAGAGTTCCATGCTTGAGCGCACTTCTAATTCCTTCTTCTGGCTTATAACCAAGCATTGTACCATTTTCATACATAAACTGCGCTGATGCGGGGCTTTGCGCGCACATCCATTCATAACGCTCTTTTAACATATCTCTTGCTTCAAAGAGTTTTTTATCAAGAAGGTCCATAAAATTATCTACTGCATCACCACTTCTTGATTTTGCTTCCATTGCAAGGAATGGAAGAAGAATAGTTACTGGCGCAAGATTTCCTCTGCCATCTTTTGTTTGAGGATTTGTCCCAGGTTCAGCATTAATGTCCGCACCGTTATACGTTCTGCACATTTTACCTCATATTACTATGAGAACTGACTATATCTTCTATCTTTCGATAGTCTTCCGCTTCGACTTGGTGCTTATCTCCAAGCCTACTCCCTTACATTCATCAGGGATAGTCGATACACTTTATTTGGACTTTATTGTATAATCACTAATATAATCATTATCTTCATAAGCAATCAATCATTGATTTTTATAAAGACATTTTATTTTATTCATACATCTTCTAGAAATAAACTGATGATTTTTCTCATTAAAGAAATCTCTCATATCAGCTTGACAATCAAAATGATATTCTTCATTAGTTAGTATATTTTTACATTTAACTTTTGTAGAATGTGGGTTTTTACCGCCTATTTTAGATGCTCTAATGCGTTCGCCTATTTTAGCTAACTCTTCTGGTGATTTACTTTTATAAGTATTGCCACCGCATTTATCTATTGCATCAGTTTCATTATAGCCATCAACAGTTGTGTTGTAATATTGTATTCAATATTGCTCTTTTTTAGTTAATTCTTCCTGCGAAGTAGCAGTATCAATTACTTCAACAATGAAATTTTCTGGACCATAATACCTAATAGCTCTGGCAAAATGAGTATCTAATTTATTGTTTATAGCATCATTTTTATGCCGATTTCATCTTTGTTCAACTGGTCTAATTGTTTGACCAATATAACATTTATTATTTTGTTTATTAGTAATTTTGTAAATATACATTTTATTTTCTCCTTTAATTGCTTCACTATCTTCATTATTATTTAAAAATTGTGCGGCACAATTTTAGGAGTTTTGTCCAAATCTTAGCACGGTCTCATCCTATTTCAAGGACCTAACCGTTAGCTTGCGCGCCAGCCTTAACCGTTCGGTTAAGCGGCTTTGCGCAAACACCTTTAAGCAAAGTTCAAAAGATTTTACATGAGCTGCAGTTTACACTTACCCATGGTTGACACGTATGTATTCGGATCATTTCTGTCATATCCAGCATTTGTGCTCCAATCTACATTAACATAGTTTGGATATAGCCTCTGTGCTGTTGATTTTAGCGCAAGCTGGAATAAATCATAGTTTGGATCGCCTGGCTTACGATTAACACCTTTCATGCACTGAAAGATTCCACAAGGGAAAATTGAAGTTTTATGTAAAGCACCTAATCCTTCAATGGAAACATCCAAGATTTCTTTTGTAATCATTCTGCCTTCTGGAAGAGTGCAAGTTCCATAATTAATAGAAGTAAAAGGCAATTGATTACCTGAACGGCTTTGGAGAGTATTTAAATTATGGTACATACCTTCAACAGCTTGATGAATTTCCTTTTCAGTCATATCTAATGCATAACGATATGCTTTTGGAAACTTTTTATATTCATCATCTTCAATTGATTTCTCTTCTGGCTTATCAACTTCACCTTTAAGTTCCATATTTTCAATATATTTTAGTCCATCTTTAAAATGTTTATAAAAAGATTTTCTAACATATGGAACCATGGTCCAGTCAATATGGCTAGCACTAACTCCACCGAATTGCTGCAATGACTGAAGTTGAAAAATAACAGCGACTAATTGAAATGCTGTATTAACAGAATTTGCTGGTCTTACATCAGTTTGACGAGTATTAAATCCAGTAGCAAGGATTTTGTCAAATGGGATTGTTAGGCAGTTATGCATTCCAACAGCATAACTATCTAAGTCATGGATATATATATAGTTGTCTAAATGATTGCGGCGAGACATTTCTGACATACAGTAATCAAGAGCATATTTTTTCATTAAAGCTCTATTGGCTTCACCCATACGACCACCGAATGAGTGCTCATCAACATTGGCGTTTTGATTCTGAACATCACTAGCATCAAGTTTGCGAGCGACCTCTCTCATGAAAGCAGTATTATGCTCACGAACTCTTGTACGTTCGTATCGGTATTGAATATAAGCCCTAGCAACATCTTTACGCTTACAAGACATTAAACCATTCTCAACCAAATCTTGAATTTCTTCAACAGTTAATTCATGGTCAGCAAGATCAGCCGCTTCCTTAACAAAAGCTGCGATATTTGCGGCCTTTGCTTCGGCGTACGGTGTTATTGAGCCATCTACTTCTTCAAAAGCAGCCAATACTGCCTTTTCGACTTTACGTCCATCGAACTCTACGACAGAACCATCTCTTTTAATAATTAATAGCATTGTGTTTTCCTCCTAAGTATTTAATTATTTCTAGGAATTTTACATTCCGCAATTATATTTAAAATCTATTTTATATTAATTAAATGCGGTTGGCCTTGATTATTTCAATAATTCTGTTTACATTAAAGATAGTCCCATCATAATCATTAGAGTTATTACTAATCCAATAAAATTTATCAGGTAAGGCTTGCTGTATATGAGCAAGTCTATCTTGGTTAAAATCTTCTTCATCTGTTTTAAATCTCCGCATTATTTCATTTACATCAGGGTCAAATTCTCTATTTAATTGTCTAATTAATCTAATCTTATCTGTTGCTGTAATTTGAATTACTGTTAAATCAATATTTTCATTTGTTAATAATTGTTCGACACCAGCTAAATTAAATACTCCTACATTAATTTTGTCTGGGTCTAAATCAGAAATTCTCGTCCCATATCTCCATCCTCTAAACATACAAGATTCAATATAAGAACCTCTTAAAAACTGCTCATCAGAAAGATAATGATAATTAACACCCTCTAATTCTCCATCGCGTACTGGGCGAGTAGTACATGAGATAATCTCATGTACATCTGCGCGCTCGCATACCTGCCGCAAATAATAATCCTTACCTGCGCCCGCTTTACCAACGAGCGCAACCACATTAATCTTCTTCATCATATTCTCCTTGTGCACGAGTTGTCTGAAGTTTAATTTCTCCATTTGGAAGAATTTCAGAAATTCTATACAACTGGTGCCCCTGTGTATTATTATATTTCTTTGGAATAAATGTATCTCCGCTGCGAATACCTTGTACAACAATCATATTACCTCTATTAAACCAGCTGCGCTCAAGGACATGCTTAACTCCATCATCTCCTCGCGCAGAAATCTGCTTATCGAATAAAGAGAAATACTCTTTTCTAAATTTTACGTCTACAACTCCGCTTGTTGTAAGAAGCGTGACTGTTGAACGAATTTTATCTTTTGCAATACAAGTACCGCAAATTTTATATAACTGAAACTTATTAATTGTATGACCGGTATTAGTTTTCCAAGATTCAATGACTATTGGATTTTCTGGGATACCAAAGAAATCTTCATAACCATATTTCCGCATATCTACATTTTTTAACTCATGTTCATGATAGTAGAAACATAATACTTCCATTTCCCAAGATGAAATCGTACCAGTCGCATATTTATCCCAATCTTCTTTAAATATGCTCATATTTAAATTATCTAAAATTTCATCTTTGTTCTCATTAATCCATTTTCTAAACACATCCATCCAACTCTGATAATAACTATCCCAATCTTTAACTCGAACAGAACCATCAGATTGAATAATGCTTTCATAATTCATTTCAACCAAGAAACTTAATGCCCGAGTATCTAATAAGTATTTTTGTTTATCGGGACTCAAACAAACTTTTTTCAAATACCGATTAAATTCAAATACTCTTCTGGCATCTTGCTGTTCTTTTGTATGCTCTGGAAGTAAATTGTGTTTAATAAGACCGCTCATATTTTGAAGAGTTAATCTTTTTTTCTTATCACAAGTTTCCCAAATATACCAAGCCATAGTAAATTTACGATCTTCCATATTATCAAAGGCGCCGCCCTTAATCAAACTAATCATTGCTTGTTTATTAGGTTTAACTCTTTCTACATAATCTTTTGGAGAAGAATATGGGCGCATCGCTATTGTATTTTCAATAACTTCATCACCAACATTCAACATACTCTTTAATCCAAATAGGATTTGATTATTTTCTGTGTCTGGTTCAAATCCATAGCCAGATTTATTAATATCTACAAGACTGACTTTAATACCAGCCTTCATAATATCTCCCAACGCTTTCGCAACCTTACCATAGTTTGTAGCACCACTATTTTCAGGATCAGTTGCGCCAGAGTTAACCACAAGGCACGCAGTATTCCAATAGATTGGATTAAAATGTGTGGCAAGATAAATCATCTGAACTCCAACAAATGAATATGGTAATGAATGATTTTTACTGAATGCATATCCAAGAGATGGAGCAATAGCGACTTCCCAAACATAATCAGCATAATTGCGGTCGGGGATTTTCGTATATAACTGATTGCGCAAATCGGGGATTTTAGACATTTGCTTTTTAGCAACTACTTTACGAGCAGCGTTTGCTTCACCAAGAGTGAAGTTAGCAATATCTTTATCCATTAAGATTTCCATCATCTGTTCCTGTAAAGGAACAGTTCCATAATATTCATCGCAATATTTATGAAAAGCAACTCTTTGTTCGATAGATAATCCATGCGCTCTCATTTCTTTATCAAATGCGTCGGGATCGGCCTTAATGCGCGCAAAACGATCCTGCTGTGATTCTTTACCACGCTCAGACATAAGGCGCATAAGGGCCGATGCCGCAGTCATTTCAAGCATAGAGTGCGGTTTAAGTTTTTTAGCGATCTGTAAGCCTACACCAGTTGAAAACTGGAATACGTCAAGGATATCCCCTGCCGCAAGGTGCTTCCAGATTTTCTCATCTTCTACATCAATGACTTCTGGATGTAAATATGAGTTATAGAAACTTCTTAAATCTATATCTGGAATCTGCTTATCTTTTTTAAGAAGCTCATAACATTGAATAATTTTGTCAGATGCTTCGGTTACAAGGAAGTCATATTTTGTATCGCCCGCGGCTTCTGCTTTATGAAGGTCATATGCAGTAATCAAATCGCCACCTGGAGTCTTCATAAATGATGCTGTTTCATATGGGTCATCATCATATAAAATAACACCAGAAGCATGACTTGACCGCTTATTGATTAGACCTTCAATAGATATAATAATATCCAAAAGTCCAGGATAATTATTTACTTCATTAATAAACTGCGCGACAGGGCGTCTATCTCGGTCGGGGTTCCCATAAACTACATCATGAATGGGCCAAAGGAAACCTCTTTCCTGCGGGATAAGTGAAGACATATATTGTGCTTCATCAACATCAATACCTTGTGGAAATTCATCGCTTCTATAACCCCTACACGCAGTAAGAACAGCGCTCTTTGTACCTTCAGTACCGAATGTAGCAACCTGTACTAAGCCAAACTGACCACGCTCTTCTCTAATCTTTTCAAAGATAGCGGGACGCTTACTTGGCGCAAGGTCAATATCAATATCGGGAAGCTCTGCTCTTTCCTTATTTAAGAATCTCCAATAAGGAAGATTCCAACGAATTGGATCGAGCTGAGTAATTCCTAAAAGATAATTACTTAGGAATCCAGTTGATGACCCACGACCAGGGCCAACAATACTACCGCAAGCCCAGAACAAATCAATATAATGCTTGAAAGTGTTAAAATAAGCAAAAAGACAATCATCTAATTTATTTCCAATTGTTTTAATAACGTCTGCTTCGGTTTCAAGGCGCTCCCAATATTCTTTTTTATCAGCCAAGCCTTTATCTTCCATAGCTTTGGCGCACTCACTAAGCCAATATCTCTCTTGGATATTATCGCTTTCTGCAAGTGATTTAAGAATTGGATATTCTGGTTTGAAATTATAAAACTTATCTACTTCTGGGAGAGAAACCTTTGGAATAATCTGTTTACGCTCAAGACTATAATATTCAATCTTATTTCTAATGGCTTCAGTGCCATCAAGAATCCAATTAGAAATATCAAATGCCTTTGGCGCAGTATCTTCATATTTAGCAAATCCATCAGAAAGAAGTTTAATTACCTCATCTGAATCCATTAGATAAGTATATGCATAGAAATCATCAACTTCTCTCTCACCGCTTTTGGAATTAAGATATGCTTTATGGACTGGACGTTCTGCTGCTGTAAGATAATGAGCATCTGTTCCAACTTCCATCTGGATACCATATGCTTTTGCAATTTGATAAAGCTTATGATTTACTAAACATTGGTCTGCACTAGTGCTTGCAGCGCATTCAATGTAAAAATCTCCGCCAAATAATCTTAAACAGAAATCAAGAAAAGTTGTTATATTCTTATAGCATTGATCGGCAGTATTAATATCACCTGCCGCACGAGCCTGTTCCATAAGTAAAACATTAGATGATAATTCGCCACCAATACAAGCTGTTGTAGCAATAACGTGGCCCTGATAATTCATCATTACCTTCTGAAGTTCTGACTTCAAAGTAGGAACACGTTCCATTCTTCTATCTATATAGCTATTACTCCATGCAATAGAAGATAGTTCTCTTAATGCTTTTGCGCCCAAAGCGTCTTTGGCAATTAAAAGAAAGTGATAATATTTTTGGCCCATTGAACGATCATCGGTCAAATAGATTTCATTACCAAGTGCAATACGAAAATCTGGATTAGATTCGTGAAGTTTTGTTGCAATTTGGTTAATCTCGATTGCGCTTGAAAGGCATTCGTGATCCGTAATGGCTATTCCAGATAAGCCGAGCTCCATTGCCTTATTAATTAAATCAGCTGGTCGATTTATACAATCTAAAAGCCTAATATTACTATAATGAGTATGATTATGTGTACCAAAATAACTTCTCATCTGATACCTCTTTCTTAATATATTATAACATATTTTATTTATTCATGGTAATTATGCGAAAGATAATACCAGTCTTCATTGTTTTGTGTTAATAAAAATTTTGTAGTTTCTAATTTTAAATCATCAATATTATATTCATAATCATATGGAATACGAATAATTGGAATGTTATTATTAAAACAATATTGATTTTTTAATAAGTCATTTTTATGAGTTATTTTTAAATTATTATGAAAATGATTTGGTTCAAAATGTTGAATCCCATCATATTCTATAACATATTTAAGTTTTTGATTTTCAAATATCGCTAAATCAAAGTATAATTTATCTTTTTTGTCTTTCGTAAAGAGATCAGAAAAATAATATTGTTGGATATATTGGATATTATTTAAATCTAAAAGCATAGCGATATTACTTTCATTTTTAGAAGAAACACATCCGCAACTAATAGTTTGACCTTTTCTTAAATAATCACCAAATACAATAACATTATTTCTACCGCACTTTAAGCAAGTACAATTCCAATATATACCTGTCCTATCATGTCTTGGTTTTTCACTTTCATTCGCTTGTCTATTTACATATAAATATCCATATGTTTTACCAGTTTCATCTTTAATACTTGCTTGACGCATTTTTTCCATACGAATGCATCCACAGTTCGTTGTACGTCCTGCACGTAAATGGCCGCCATCAACATCTTTCTCTGTACCGCAAGCAGTACAAAGACAATGCCATCTTGATCGACCAGATGGCGTACTAGGAACTCTATATAAAACTTTCCAATATCCAAAAGTTTGCCCCGTTAAATCTATTAATTTACTCATATTTTTATACCTCTCATAAACTTTATCTTTATGACAAGTATTATTAATGGTTCCGGACCAAAACTAATTTTTTCTTGGCTCTTGTCACTGCGGTATAAAGAAATTTTTTATGTTCTTCACCATATGGAAAATCTTCTTCAAATACAAGCACTTTATCATATTCGCTACCTTGTGCTTTCCAACATGTAATAGCATATCCATAATCAAATTCATGCGGTTTAAGAACTTGTGGAATTTTTCTAAAATTCTCTTTATTAACTGTTGGTTCCCAAGTAGTGAAAATCTTGTAATCCATATTTACTTGTTCAAACACTGCATCACCAGTATATACAGCCTCTGATTCAGGGTCATAATGATCGGGAATAAAGTCTGCATACATAAATGTTTCTATATATTTTTTAGGGATTATATTTGTCCTATTATTTGGTTCATATTCAATATTTTCAAGATACCCAGTAAGCCCATTAACAAGCACATCTCCTGCAATATTAATTGTATCCCAGTCATTGCGCAAACAAATCACCTTATCCCCTTCCATGGGTTCTGCAGTATGTTCACCATATATATAAGTGCGCATCAGGTCGTTGTAAAAATGACGCGTGGCATTTTTTGCCACGATTATTTGATCGGCCCATTTGAGCATCCCACTTACTACTTGGGACTTATCTACAATTTGCACCTCTTTACCAGAGAATAGTTTTAAAGGCTTACCTTCTCTAATATCCATTGAAATTCTGATAATTTCTGACTCTTGCGCTTGACGCATAATCTCATCAAGGAATATATGAGGATGTGCAAGTACACCATTATCTTCTGCTAATGGTGGTAACTGGCCCGGATCTCCAAGAGCAAGCACATAAATATGATGACTAAGGAGTAATTCCCACATTTCTTTTGGAAGCATTGAGATTTCATCTACTACAATAACTTTGTATGGATAATCAAGAGGTCTTTTGGGCATATGAAAGAATGTCCCATCTTTACGGGGATAAGACTGATATAGCAATTTATGCGCGGTCATAGCATTTAAATTACCTTTTTCTTGGAGAACTAACGCTGCTTTTCCAGTATACGCAATATAACAAACATCGTGCGGCGCTACGCCTAAAGCCTGGATAATAAAACGTACAAGTGTTGATTTACCTGACCCTGCATATCCTGCAATACAAGTATATCTTTTATGACGTTTATATCTATCAACAGCAATTCTTAATCCTTCTTCTTGTTTTTCAGTTAATATAATTTCTTCCATACAATACCTCTTAATTATTATAACATAAATTCTTTATAAAAACAAAAGGGTGCTTAGCACCCTTCATATGAGCATGTAATTTCCCATTTTCCCCAATTATGATGACATGGCCGCATTGTAATTGCGCAATCACCGCAGGGGAGCATATGTGGACAATTATAATTATAATCTGGGAAAGTAAATGTTTTACTATAACCTCCAATACCAGTGGTAGTGGTATTATCACTATAATTATCTCCAATTTTACTAGCATCTGTTGATGTAGTAAATTTTAAATTTGTATTCATTTGTTTTGGCATTTTTTTCCTCCAAAAATACCCAAGGTATTTTTAATTTAGACTTTCGGCACACACAACCAGTTCCGGCCGGTTGCTGCCCATTAGAAATAGAAATCCAGCTTTCGTGTTATATTATAATCTTCGATAATAATCTCAGGACCATCATCCCAACCACTGTTGCGCATACAGCGACCGACGATTTCAATAATATTGCATCCTTCTCCTGGATATAAGGCATCAAATTCTTTTTGTGAACTTTTAAATTTCACTAATGCAATATTATCTGGTAGCATAATCTTTAATGTTGAGCCAAATAAATTAATATTATTTTTAGTGATTGAAATATTCTTAATTGCAATTAATGGTTCATCAACACCTTGTCCCCAGATAGATTTTTGATCAGCAATATTAAGAATATCTGCGCCATCAACTTTATCAGCATAGAATTCTCCATCAACAGCATAAACTGGGGAGAAATCGACATCTTTTAATTCTTCGTTGGAATAATTAATAAATGCTTGTAAATTTTCATCTGGAATAGCAAGACCTAATGCATTGTCATGGCCTTGCGCAAGCGTGAAATAACCACTATCTAATGCGAATTGTTGTAATGATGGCAATCCCATTGATGGGTTATTGCGGCCAGAGCCTGCCCACACCACTTTACCATCTTCATCATAAGTTTTGTTTAATAGCATTACAGGATGGCCATAAGCAGACATTAATTTATTTGCGATTAATCCAGTAATAGAGCGGCTTGATTCTGTTGGTTCTTCTAATGGAACAATAAGAATTTTATTATTCAATAAATGATCCCAAACAATCATTTCGTCAATTTCCGCAGTCATAGAATCTCTGGACTTATCTTGGCGTTTCTTTACATTCACACAAGTCCTAACTGCTTGTTCTACAATAGTTTCCATATCGCCAGCTTTATGACCTCGCTTAATTGATGGAACTAATGTATAGGCTTTATGATCCAAAAGTGCTTCAAATAGAATCTGCTTTTCTTGCTCAGTGCCAACTCTTGTAATAGCATTTACTGCTGGCGCAATATACCAAGCTACACCGGTCGGAGTAACTGTTGTTCCTAATGAATATTCATTTTTTGCGACCATTGCTTTAATAAAGGGATTTTCGATATTGACCAATCCTTTATCTACAATACGCCGTGTTTCATAATCTTTTAATTCCATAACATCGGCAATAATACCAAGTGCCGCAATATCCAAGAGGTCGTTTGCATAACCATTACCACCGAGTTCATCAAAATAAGAACAGAATTTATATACCATACCAACACCACTTAGACTTTTTGTTGGATAGTTCTCATCTAGCTGATTATTAATTACAATTGCGTCTTCTGAATATTTATCAGTATTATGGTGGTCTATGATGATAAGGTCAATGTTATGTTCTTTTAATAACGTGTGATATTCAAACTCATTACTACCAGCATCTGGACAAATAACTAATTGTGGTTTTGCAGTAAGAATTTGGTCAATTAACAAACCATGGCCTTTATCATGATGCATTCCCCAAGCTACATGATTCACTGTAAAACCTGGGAAATTGCGATAAAGCCAATTTATCATAAATGCAGCGCTAGTATAACCATCACAGTCGCTATCTACGTTAATAAATATATCATTTTCAAGCGCTAAATGCTTAATTAAGCATTGCGCAGCTTCATGCATATTTTTAATAGTAGATGGTGGGATAATATCCGCATCAGTTGTATTAAGATAATGCTCAGGGTCTGTAATTCCCCTATTATATAAAACTTGATATAGCAATGAACCATATTGTTTATCTTCATTAATTAATTTATACTTCATTACAATATAATCCTTTCTTTAAATAACTGCAAGAATGTCTCTGGCCCGCAGTCAATGGGACTATCTTTGTAATGAGTAATCATTTTCTTATCAAAGATAAAACTAATTCTTACATAGTTATTGTATTTTTCATGTGTTTTCAATAAATTCTTTTTTAATCTTTTAAATTCATCATCACCAAGTTCTTGAAACTGGCGGTCAAGGGCAATAATAACCTCTTTTGCGCCATTCTCAATCAATAAATTCATTTGATAATTTGATATATTACTACCGCAACAGGCGACAGATATATCATTATCATATCCAAAATAACTTTGGTATAAAAGGCAAGATTTTTCTCCTTCAAAAATAATTGCGCGGCCACTTGCCGCAATCGCCGCACGAGAGTTATTGAAATTATATAAATTCATTCCAAGAGGATGGTTATATAATTTTCCGTTTATAACAAGAGGACGATATTTACCATATAATTCAGCATCTTCTTTACTTAAAGTTCGTCCTCTAACACCAACTAATCTACTCAATTTATCAAAATGAGGTATCGTAATTTGATTTCCTGCTGGAAAATATCCAATTTGATTGCGCCGAATGGTTTCTTGAGAAATACCCTCATTTAACCAAGGATCAATGCTAACCTTATAATTTAAAACATCTAAAATATTTCTATCATACGGTTTTAATTGAACGTCATATGTTTTAACTTCAATCTGTTGGATTCTATCATAATTACTAAATACTGCCCAATCTTCAAGTTCATTTTCGCCATTTTCTAGAACGAAAGAACCAGAAATACCGAATCTAAAAGCAATAAATCTAATAGCATCATTTAAATCCATTTTTTGATGTTTTTGAATCTCATAAACTTTAATAGTTAATTCAAAAATATCAAATGAATCATCTCCAGCAGTGTAAGAAGTAAATAATCCACTATTTTCATAGTAATATAATTTAAAACTTCCTTCACCTGCTGGATTGTGATCAATTGTTCTTGAAATAATACCAGTTGATGTGTATTGAGGTTCTCCTCCCCAATCAACCAATAATTCAAAAATGTCTTCGGTAGTTAGGCTTTCTCTAATTTCACTTTTATCATAGTTAATCATTGAATGCTCCTGGTTCTACCTTAATTTCAAAATCATCCATTTCAATTAACTGGTATCTCCAATCAGTTGCAAACATTGGTTCAACTCTACAAGTCCCAAGGTTAGATTTACACCACAAGTAAATACCTTTATATTGGCCTCTACGATTTTTATAAACAGATAATTTTAAGGTTGGTCTTTCAAATATGTTTTGTTTAAGTAGATTATCAAGTGAATCTAAATCTTTTTGTGAAACCGGAAGAAGAATACTTCCATAGTCAATTTTATCTGCGATGGCTTTTGCGCCACGGAGTAAGTTCTGATCGGGAGTCTCTGATTCCTGATAGTCAGCATTCAGCTGAGTGGCAGATTCAATAAAAATACCATATCTATTACAAATATCTTTCAGTCTAATAGAAAGCATGAATAGAACGTTATCTTCTCTTAATTTAACGCCACCAGAACGACGTGTAACTTCTTCAAGAATCTTCATTGAAGTGTGAATATAGTCATGAAACACATATTTTACATTATGCTCACGAATACCTTTTTTGATCGTATCTTCTACATCTTGCAGAGAAAAATCTGGAAGTTCTTCAACATATATAGGAGAGGCTTTAAGAATTTCTGCGGCTCGGCGCACACGATCAATTTCATCACCTTCGTATTGATTGTTAATAATATGCTCTTCATTTACAGAAGATAAAAAAGCCAACATCATTGTCTGAATTTCTTCTAACTCCTGTTCAGTTGAAATATAAAGACATGGTTCAGCAACACCATTACCAATCCAACCAAGCATATCATCATAGATCATATTGGTGCCAATATAGCAACAATCAGCAATCATAGAACGAGATTTACCAACACCAGTCGGCGCAGAACGTAAATAAAACTTTTTTAATCTTGCGCCACGAGTGATACGATTAATGAATCTTCCATAAAGAGGAACTCCTACTTCTGGATATGTCATTAATCTATCAATAAGGGCATCAATACCTTCGGCAGCATGATGCGTATCTCCGAAAGAATCACTTACATAATCCAATCTAATACCATCAACAATTGCATCGACTTTATCAGCAATTTGAGTTAAACTCATTGAGTCTAATTGTTCTTCTTGCATCTGAAGTTTTTTAGTATCAATAGTATCAGGATCATATATAAACCTAACATCTATTCCATAATTGTCATATGCGCGCAAAAGCGTCATTTTCTTCATTCTATTATAATAGAAATCAAACGCTGTTGGGATGGCTTTTTCCGCAATATTTTTAAGCCATTCCTCACCTTTGTTTGTTGTAAAAATGGCTTCACTTTTTGGTTTAGACGCTAAAAAATCGCAAATACTTTCAATAGAGATTTTTTCAGCACCAAGTTCATATACTTTATAAATTGCGCCAAAAACTACTCTATGAAAATCGGATACAAAATCCTCTTCTGTAATTACATATTTATCAGTTTCTTCAAGGAGTTGGGGTTTTACAAAAACGCTACCAATTACCTGAACTATTGCAACGGTATCTACATATTTACTCGCCATCTTCTTCAGTCTCCTTGTCTAAAAAAGTAAATAGTTTTCTCTTACGCTCTTCGCGCACAGGAACAGGAATTGTAATTTCAATTACTTTTGGTTCATATTTTTCTAATATCTTTGGATCATTATGCTGATTTGCAAGCCAAATTGAATACCAATAGCGGTAAGCATCATCATAGGCGTAAGGAATAATTCCAATAGTACCATTTGATTTATCTGTTGGATTTTTCTTAACTTCATACCAATATTTAAGTGTTCTTAACATACCACTATAAGTATATTCATAATCGTTATGATATTTTTCAATAAGACGCTTTGTGGTCATATAGTTATAACTGCGCCCAAAGAGATTTTTACAATACTCAAAAAGAGCCTCTAAATCTCTGTCATCTTGTGTTTTAGAAGCCTCTTTATCTTCATAACATTGTTTATGCCAATATCTACGCCCAATTAAAATATATTCTGCGGAATTAGTATCAAAAGTTTGACCGCAGCCTGGACATTTTACTAAATGTTTTGCCATTACAATCTCCTTGTAAGTATTATAACATATTAAATTAAAAAAGTCAATCTCTTGCGAGACTGACTTTTAAGATTACTTAACAAGTTCAGATTTAATGTCGCTGACAATTAGATCAACAAATTCTGCTTGATCTCTTGTAGTTTCAGAAACTTTCTTACCCTTGCCGAGATAACGCTCCACAATCTCTGTAATCTTTGGCCCATAACCCGGATTTTCTCTCATTAGATTTCCAGTAATCTGCTGGAATTCTGTCATAAGAGCATCATAGTCATAAGTTGGAGCGATAACTTCTGATACTCTTTCGTTGGTGACAAACTTATTGTTTGTCTCAGCCGCTTCTCTATCAATGGCTTTATTCAACGCTTCTACAAGCGCATTATAACTAAATGGAATTTCAGGTTCAATATACTTAAATCTACATCCAGTATCTACTGAACCATCCAAAGAGCGGAGGATCAACTTACGTTCTCCATTGACGATATCGGCGCAAGCAAAGATGTCAGCCATTCCCTTAACAATTTCATTAACAGAACGCTGTGCTGTCGGAACCATCTGATTATATTCGGTTCCGTCTTTACGCTTAAATGTTTTATCAGCCGAATGCGAAATAAAGCATACCGCATATCCAAGCTGAGTAATTGTTCTGAAAGAATCTTCAAATTCTTTCTTGTATTTAGACCAACCATTGGTACTCCAACCACCATCTCCGATGTTTTCAATACCAAGCTGATTACAAATATATTTTTCACAGAGGGATGCTGCAATGTCTACTGTATCAATAATAATTGACTTATAAACTGCCTGAACTTCTGGCTTTTTAAGTTCACGAAGAACCTGTTTAAATTCTCCCCAAGTTGTAATATCCTGCGCGATGACGCCTGGAAGAGCATTATATCCTCGTTCAAAAGCAAGAATAAGGGCGCCTGGGAACTGCGCCCCGAAGGTTGTTTTGCCAACCTTCGGAATGCCATATACATATGTGATATATCCAGACAAATCGCGAGAAACCTTATGAGGTTCAAGTGATAATAGATTTATCATTAGTCTTCTCCTTCTATTCTAATTCAATGATAACCCGCAACAGTTTTATAGCGAGAAGGATTATTTATACAATCATTGATGTGATTACCTCTGGTTAAACCCAATTGTCTAGCAGCTTCGGCAGCAGATGGATATATTATACCAGTTTCTACACATTTAACCTTTTTGCTTACTGAAGGATTATTCCTTTTTTGAATTTTTTCTTCTTCTGTATAATGGTGTGTTTTATCTTTAGAAATTTTTAATCCTTTTCTACTTTCAGATAAATGTTTTTTATGCTCTTGAGTTTTAGGTTTTCCTTTTTGAGCTTTACTAATTTTTTGTTTTGTTTCTTCAGAATGTTTATAACCCTGACGTTTTTCACTCATTTTAAGACGGGTCTCTTTATTAACACTATGACTTAATTGTCCACCATATGTTAGATTATACCCAAATTTATCATCTGTAGTAGAATATTTATTAATATAAAATTGTTCTCAATAATCTGCTTCTTCTGCTGTTAAATTATCTTTTAAAATAGAAACAGAAAAATTAGTTCAACCATATTTTTTAATGGCTTGATAAAATTTAGGACAAGTCTTGTAGCCCTCTCCGTTTGCAGCTCTTATCTTAAGAGGGTTACAAGTTTGACCTATATATTTTTTATTAGAGGGCGAAGTATATGCATAAACAACATATTTCTTCATAGTATCCTCCTATTAGAACTTATATTCTTCATCCTTCGGGACAGTAGTTGCACCAATTGCATTAGCACCGGCAGAACGAGTTGCTCTATATTCATCAGAACGCTGCTTGAGTTCTGCCAGAGTATTCTCACGAGCCTGTGCCGCTGTTTTAAGGTCTTCCATTGTAATTGTTTCTTCAAGACCGAATTCATATGGATCAAGAGCAGCCCAAGTGATTACGAAATCCTTATTAGAAGACTGCACTTCGCGCACACTATCTTCACCAAATGCAGACTCTTCGGTAATATATCTTGTAATCTGTTCGGAAACAATCTTACCACGAATCTTTGTGAAAATAGGATTCTTCATAGAAGCTTCAAGACCCATAAAGTAATCAATAGCCTTTGGATTAACAACAGAGAACTCTACTGGAAGCATATCATTTCTGAAATTAAAGATACGTCCATTAACAATTGCTTTTGCAGGAGCAGTTTCATTACCATTGTTATCAACAACAGCATCCTTCTCCTTAACTCCAACAATAACAATATCAACTTCAAAAGTGCTTCTCTGTGCTTCATTCTCGCTAATAGATTGAACTACGTGAACAAATCCGCCTTCATTTCTCTTTACAGAAACAAGTTCTTCTGCTCCTGTTCTATTTGAATAGAACTCATTAAGTCCAATAGCAGAATCAACACGAACTTTTGCCGCCTTATCCACTACATCTGGATCTGTATAGCATCCAATCTTCTTATCAATAATACCCTTTAATGTTGTAAATGTTGCATTTTCCTTGCCCTGTGCGGTTGTAGCCGTTACATAGGTAAAGTGAACTGGAACGATATTTGTCATCGCATCATTTGTTGCGATTTCAATATTACCAGAAATGAATTCTGTTCCAGGCTTTTTAGAATTGGGGCCAGAAACCTTTAATTCAAGGCTATGCTGATACAATACACCTTCAATTCTTGTTGTATTAATCATTCTCTTTTTCATTTCAATTCTCCTTAGTCAATTTTATAATTTCTTCCTTTTTCACTAATCGCATAAATAACAGGTTCTTTACTAATTTTTTCAACAAAACCATCTGTAACGAGCTTTCTCAACGAACCAGACACGGCCCTAGAAGAGATTCCAAGCCCATCAGCAATATCCTTAGCCTTACCCATTCTTACATCATTATCCTGCATGTATTTCAGAATAATCTTACCATTATCAGTGATTTCTGGATTATTTGGTTTTTCTGTTCTTAGAATTTCAAGATACTGTTTAATATCATCATTCATAATACTGTTAGCAAAATCTTCATCATTTTTAATTAATTCGTCAATAAAATTTAAAAATTCAGTTCTCATTTTTTAATTACCTTTCAATTCCAGTAATTATATTATAACAAATTTTTTAATTAAAAGCAACAGGTTGCCCGAAGATGAATTGTTCCGCATAAGGTAGCGTTTTTGCCCAAGCAATAAAACTATGCCATTCAGTTAATTTGTGACCTTCTCGCTGATGACAAATGCTACGAAGATTTTCATAATTCATAGTAATTGTTCTTGTTTGAAGCCAACCTTCTGGTAGCCATCGAATTAGTTCTTTCCAATAGCGCTTATCTTTTGTTTCAAGATATTTTAGACGCAATCTTTCTAAATCAACAAGTAAATCATCAATTGCTTCACAAACTCGCCAATCATTTTCTTCATAAATTACTAAATCAGGATCGTAATCACCAATTTCAAAACAATCTAATTTAATCGGAGTTGAAGATAATTTATGCATTGTAGAAGTGCTATTGGCAGTTGTGCCGATTTTGTAAGTATCAAATTCCTTGAACCAGAATAATGGTGCAGTAATATCTACACTTACTTGAATTTGACGCAAAAATTTGCGATGTTCGGAGCCAGCAGCACAAAGACGCATCGCTAAATCCATATCATTAGCACCAATAAAAACACAATCTAAATATTCATAATCTTCAAAATTGCGCAACAGGCCCTCATTGCGCAACCAAGCCGCAATAGTATCCTGTTTTTCGTCATATTCATCCGTATCTTCTGGAACTTCCATTTTCTTTAAATATGATTTAGCAACTTCATAATCTTTTAAATCATCTAAATCTGTAATTCCATAATATGAATCAGATTTTTTCCAGCTTGCTAGAGGATTCCGCATACCTCTGAGCGCACCTTCAAAATTGCTAACAGAGGTATTTTCAAATTTCATTATTTATTACCTCCAAAACCTTTTACTTTACATCCGATGACTTCTAAAAATTCATCAATATCATCTAAATAAGCGTTATTTTCATTATAACCAGAGTTTAATAGAAAATCTTGATAAGATATAATGTTTAATCCGATAAATCCATAAGCATGTGCTTTTACTGATTTCGCTTCTGGATTTTTGCAGACGAAGGTGGCACCTTCATCAAAGCACATTTTCATTAGCTGCTTTGTTTTTCCTGAACCAGGTTCACCAATAACTTTAATCATATTATTCTCCATCTCTATCTCTATTTCCAACAGTTGAATTGAAACCCCAATCCGTACTATTGTAAAAATTAATCCAATAACGCTCGCATTCATTTAATTTAGAACGATCACATTCTTCTATAATCTCATACATAAACGCTTCTGGACCAACATTTTTCATTTCTGTATAAAATCTATTATTCGTTGCGCCAATACCAAGTCCAGCTTTAATATGGTCTCTTAATCTATTGCGCAAATCAACAGATTGACCAATATAGCATTGTCCTGTATGAATATTTGTAATTTTATAAATGCCACAATGAACTGTCCCAGTAGGAGTTAATCTGCCCAATAAATCCATAGTTGGTTTTTTATAATAAACTTCCCAAATAACTTTATTTACTGGTAGTGGATCACATTTTAACTCTTTAACTACTTTACGAAGAATTTCAATATCCCACATTTCATCTTCTGAAATTTTAATTTTATAGAAGTTTTTTTCATCTTCTTCTAAAATTCTTCGTTTATCTGCGGCAATTGCGGCCAAAGTCTTATTCTTTAAATCATCTAATTCAGCATATTTATCTCTTACTTTATTACAGAGTTCGCTTAAATTACGCTCATTTTCTTCTAATAAATCAAGATATTCTTTTTTCATTTTCTCTTCTGCACGCTGATATTTAAAACCAGCAATTTCCGCAGATTGAGACATGCGTTCTTGCATTAAATCATATGACTTTTGATAAATTTCATCAGTCGTTGCTTTTGCTTGCGCGCTAATTCGTTCAATATCTTGATTAAGAGATGATTTATGATTTTCCAATGCTTGAACCGCTGTTTCAGCAGAGGCTACGGCCGCACTTAACTCGCCATAGGCTCGCTTTAAATTTTCATTCTTTTGGAGAGTTTCTTGGTCTAATTTATGCTTTGGTCGCATAATTAGATAGCATATAATTATACCAACTAACAGTCCAATTATTGCATAAACTCAAATCATATTATACTCCTAAAAAAGAAGGGGTAGATTTCTCTACCCCAATAGATTTTATGCTTAATTACTCAGCGTCAGCATCTGGGTCAAAAGCCATTCCCGCATCTGTAAGGGAGAGAAGCTTAATTGCCTTATGAGAACCATCATCTAGTTCGATTTCAGCAGGTGTACGAACACCGAGACCCTTCTTCTGCATTGCTGTGAAAATGCCATCAACAGAACGCTTAGCGAGGTCGAGTGCATACGCTACATCAGCAGCTGTAAGATCTTCGCCATTGTGAGCCTTGAGATAATTTAAAACATTCTTACTATTTTCCTTCATTGTCATAATAGTTCATTCTCCTTCATATATTTAAATTATTATTTATGTAAAAATTATATCACAAATTATTTTTAAAGTCAATTATCTGTTTAAGATTTCTTGAACTAGATCATCAATTATCATCATTTCTTCCAATCCCAGATGATATTGGTTAATCAATGCAGTAATCTTATCTTCTGCCAATTTAACGGCTTCTGGACCAACGCCTTTTTGTATATTTAATTCTAACTCAGCGATTTCTTTCGCGATAATATCAAGCGATGATTTACTAGCCATATTTTTGTTCCTTAATTTTTACAATGATATTATACATAATTTTTTTATTTAATGCAAGAATTTTTCTATAAATTCTTGTTCTGAAATGATTGGTACGCCAGCTGCTTTTGCCGCAACATTCTTTGTACTCATTGAATTAATGTCATTATTGATAAGATAAGAGGTATTACCAGATATTGAACTTGATACTTTACCTCCACGATTTTCAATTTCTTTTTGTAAAGCAGTCCTATTTTTATAATTATTTAATTTACCAGTAATTACCACAGTAATCCCATTTAAAGAATTTGAGGTTTCTTCTATTTCTGGTTGAATAAATGTAATATATTTAGCAACTTTATCTGCTTCTGTAAAGTCATATTTTCTAATTGCTATACATTTTTCAGGACCAAAAGTATCCCATTTTGAGAAATCATATTTATCATCTACTAGTTTTCTAAATTCTTCATATGAAGATACATGCTTACAAATTTCTTTTGCCATATTTCTACCAATAAGAGGTATTCCAATAGCAGAAATAAATGATTCGAGTGTTTGAGTTTTAGAATCTTTAATTGCGGCCAGGATTGCCCGAACAGATTTATCGCCAAATCCCTGTGTATCCATCCATTCTATTTTATATTTTTCTAATTCATAAATATCAGAGAAATTAGAAACCCATTCCCAAGTTATAAGTTTTTCAAGAGTTGCTTTTGATAAACCCTTAATATCTAAACCTTTTTTACCACAAAAATGGTCTAAACGATTAATTAACTTACCATCACAATTTGGATTTTCACAGACTAAGAAAACTGAATCAGTTCCGTGTTCATATAGAGGTTCACCGCAAATTGGACATAGCCAAGGCTGCTCGATGTATGCCTTTGTTTCTTCATTATCTTCTTCTGCGGAAAGAATCTGTGGAATTATAAGATTTGCTTTATAAATTTTTAGTTTTTGACCAACCCAGCCGCGACCATGAAGAGTTTCGTTCATCACACTAACATTGTGAAGACTTGCTCTTTCTATAACAGAACCATCTAATTCAACAGGTTTAAATACTGCTACTGGTGTAAGAATGCCAGTTCGCCCCATAGTCCAGTCTATATCAAGTAGCTCAGTTTCAGAAGTCTCTACTTTTGGTTTCCACGCAATAGCATTTTTAAAGTGATGACCTGTTGCGCCAAGAGAATCGCCATAATGATAATTATCATATTTCCAAACAACTCCATCACATGGATATTCTTTATTATATCCCATTAAAAGATTGTTTATTTTATTGATTGTCCAATTTGCATCGTGATATGGATAAATTTCATATTTAACAATCTCAAAACCATAAGTTTCTGCTTCTTCTAATTTATCACTTAAATAATTAAAATCAGTAGAATAGCCTTCAATTACATCCCAAACAATAAAAGATAATTTTCTATCTCTTACTAATTTAGTATCCAATACATTGAGTGCGCCAGCTGCCGCATTTCTTGGATTTTTAAACTCATTATTTTTATTAATTTCCTCAAAATCGTGAATTTTAATAATTGCTTCACCATCAACAATGTATTCACCATTATAGGGAATAGTAAGAGGTATATTCTGAAATTGTTTTATATGCTCTGTAATATCAGTGCCTTCAACTCCATTCCCGCGGGTGTTTGCGGACATCAATTTTCCATTATTATATTTGACGCGGACTGATAAACCATCTAGTTTTACCATAGCAATCATATTTTGATTATTCGCAAATTCCGCAATCTCCACGTCGGAGTGGCACTTTTCTAGGGAAAGCATAGGCTTTGGTGTAATTTTTACTTTTTTTAGAGAGGACAATACAGAAGCTCCGACATTTTGAGTAGGACTATTAGAAAATACAATACCACTATGTTCTTCAAATTCTTTAAGTTCTTCCATATACATATCAAATTCTTCATCTGACATAATAGTGGTGCCTGAATTATAATAAGCATCGGCGGCTTCATTTAATCTTTTTATTAAAATACCATAATCAATTTTATTCATAATATACCTCTTGAATATATTATAACATATTTTTTATAAAAAGAAAAAAGGTGTATCACTACACCTTTGAAATTGATTGTATTTTATCTTTAATTGCTATATTACCAGCAGCCTGGCGTCCATATACTGGAATATCTGTTGCTGATAGACAAATAGATTTAGAAGCGCCAATAATTAAGATAGAATCTTCATCACTAATTAATGCAGCGCCAGAAACATCTCCAGATGTTTCGGTTGGTTTATAAGTCATAACACCTCTACCAGCTCGCTTCTGTGTAACAAACTCATTTGGAAGTAATTTCTTCGTATATCCACTAGTAGTAAAGATTGCTAGCGAGTCATTCTGATTGCGCACAGGTAGACCTGTTACCACAACGTCATCTGGTTTTAATTCAATACCCTTAACACCAGCAGTAGCTCGTGATGTTGGTGAAATATCACTTGAATTAAATTTGATACACATACCAGTTTTTGTAATTAGCATAATTGGTTCATCTTTAATCAAACAAACATTCGCTAAAGAATCCCCTTCGCGCAGACTGATTGCGGCAACACCAGTTCTCTTACGAGTTTTTAAATACTCATCCAGAGCAGTTTTCTTTACTAAACCATTTTTAGTAATAAAGAGAACATATTTAGCATCAGTATCTCTATAAATTGAATAAATTGTAGTAGGAGTTTCAGTTGGTTCCATTTGGATAATTGTCTTAATAGATATTCCCTTTGTTGTATTATTACCTTCTGGAATATTATCAACAAGCAAACGATACATGTTTCCTTTGTTGGTAAAAATCATAAGATTATCTACTGTATTCGTGCGGATAACACAATTTACAATATCATCATTGGTTTTTACACCTTTACCACCTCTGCGCTGAGTGCGGAAAGAGGATGCTGGAATGCGCTTAATCAAACCAGATTCAGTCATAATAACTACTACTTTTTCTGGTTCAACATACTGAATTTCTTTGTCAACTTTTTTAGTTTCAATTTGTATTAATTCAGTTCTACGGGCATCACCATATTTTTTAACAATCGCCGCAAGATTATCTTTAATTGTCTGAAACTGTTTATCTGGCGCGCTAAGCCAAGCTTTAATATCTCCAATAGTAGCCAATAACTGTTTTTCTTCGTTTTCAATCTCAACTTTTTCAAGATTGGCTAAACTACTTAATCTCATGGCGAGAATTGCTTTTGCTTGTGCCTCGGAGAAACCATATTGCTTCATTAAGGCTGGCTGTGCTGCTGCCGCAGATGCAGAATTTCTAATTAGTTTAATAATATTGTCAATATCTTCAAGAGCCTTTAATAAACCTTGAACTATTTCAAGCCGAGCCTCTGCTTTTTCTAAATCAAATTGTTTTTCTCTTGTTAAACATCTAAGATTATGGTCTACATAAATTTTGCAACAATCTTTAAGATTTAACTCTGTTGGAGTCTTACTGACAAGAGCGACTTGATTATATGCAAATGTAGTTTGTAAATCTGTTTTTGCAAATAACTGATTTACAATATGGTCTACATTGGCACCTTTTTCAAGTTCAATAACAATTCTAATACCTTTTTTATTGGTTTCATCATGAACATCATCAATTCCAGTAATTTCTTCTGCCACTTCACCAATTTGTGTAATTAGATTTTCTACAAATACTCCATATGGGATTTCGTAGAAAACAATAGAATTTTTTTCAATCTTATATTTACCCCTGACTTTAACGCTACCATGTCCAGTGCGCATAATATCAGGAATTTCATTTTTATTAATGATTACACCGCCTGTTGGAAAGTCGGGGCCTGAAAGTGTTGGCTCTTTACCATCAATATAATCATAAATTGCTTGTGCCACTTCATCTAAATTGTGAGGTGCCCAATTACAAGCCATCGCAACACCAATGCCACTATTCGGATTACAAAGAAGATTTGGAAATGCCGACGGTAAAACTACTGGCTCTTCCATAGTTTCATCATAGTTTGGAATAAAATCTACAGCATTTTTCTTAATTCCATTTAGAAGACCATCTTCTGCGATTTTGGCAAGACGTGCTTCTGTATAACGTGCGGCCGCAGGACCATCTCCTACTACATTACCGTTATTACCATGCCAATCAATAAGTGGATAACGCATAATCCAATCCTGAGATAAACGAGCCATTGCGCCATAAATTGAACTATCTCCATGAGGGTGCAATTTGCCCATTACATCACCAACAATACGAGCGGCTTTAACGTGAGGTTTTGAAGAAGAACGTCCTTCAATAAGACAAGAATAAAGAATACGTTTTGCTACTGGTTTAAGGCCATCTGCGGCTGA